AACGCTCTTCCGGAATATTACGCGGATAGCCGTTCTTGATGCGGTTTTCGTAATCCTTACGCTGAGCATCTGCCTCGCGTTTATTAGTCAGCCGCTCCATTAGTTATCCTCCTGTGTGGTACTGGCCGGCGGTTTCCTGTAGCATTTCAGGTCGCGGTCTTTAAGATTCCAGTTAAAGCAGTGTCCCCGTGCAAATGGAATGCTTTCATAATATCCGCATTCATCAACAGAAACGATAGCCCATTCATGGATATCTTCAATCCACACCGGTTGTCCATTCATGTGCTGAAGGTCTTCAATACTAAGTACATTGTTTGGCTTCTGTGTCTCCGCAATAATCCTCTCATACTCTTCTAATCTGCTTGCAGCGTCACGCAAAGCAGCAGAATAAACCGTTGAGAATGTCGGTGGATTTGGGTTGTCTCTATCCCATTTGCTTGCAGCTTCACGGAGATTCTTAATTAAAACATTAGTTTCCATTACTTCCTCCACTTTTTTAATACGTCTTGCTTTAACAATTTCGCGTCTGGATGAGCGCCACATCATTAACAGCATTTCTGAGACTGATTTTGTACGGTCGTGTTTCTTTGCGTTTTTTACAACGGTAAGTTGATATACAGAGCTGTCGTTAAATACCTGACGCGGACATAGGACACCAACAAAATAAGGAATTTCATTTTTCACACTTTCAAACACACTCTCTGGCATGACATAGTAGTTTTTATCGCCAATAAAGTTGTGTCCATTTTTCGAGTGAAAATCATCGACAGAGGACTTAATCTCATAACAAGAAAAATCTCCCTTTTCAATACCAGAAACGGAGTTGTTTACTGGCTTAAAAAGCATGTAGTCAACTCTCACGGTATTGCTTGTGGCATAATCAAATGTCACTTCTTTTGCCCAATACACACGCGGATCGTTATGCGGATCAATGTGTTTTTCTAACAGCTCTGATAATTGCTTTGTGATTTCTGGTCGTTTCAATTTCCTTGCTGCTCCTTTTTATCTTCATGACAACTCATATGATATAAAAAGCACGAATTACACGGAGGAACATCGCATTCGCCAGAGCGGACGAATGGGCAGATACCATTATTTACTCTTTCGTCCATGTTCGTTTTTCTTGCTTCCATCTACACCCATCACACATACCGACATGCTCAAACTGATATTTCCCGCATAACACACATAGTTCATTTACCGCATCATGCAACTTGTTTTTCAGTTCTTCATACTTTTTAAGTTCATTCATGTGGAATTCCTCTTTACCATTAGGTACTTTTTTACGCGCACATCAAGTCCCATCTTTTGCGCGGTTTCTATCATATGTTTCGTACCGGACGATACTCCGTCCCAGAAAGCAACAAGCGCATCTGCATACTCAGCCATTTGCACATTTCGTTTGAAGCCAGCAGATTTTCCATACAAATCCCAATCAGCAGGCATATATATTACTTTATAGCCATGCTCTTTTGCATAGCGTTCTCCAAGTCGATCTGCGCCGCGAGCCATGCCACAAACAATTTCAATATTGTCGTTAATGTTTTTCAGAAGACGATCAAGACATTTTGACATACCGTCATAATTGTTGAAATCACGCCCGCCAGCAATTATAAGCTTAAACATGACTTACACATTTGCCAGATCCCTTACAGTCTGGGCATGTATAGTAGTCTCCTTCGTCTTCTGCGCATGAACGCCTAAACACTTTTCCTGTTCCACAGCATGATTCGCAAGCCGTGTTAATCTCCTTGAGCTTCGCCAAGCTTTCTTTGTACGGTGTAATCTTTTTCACATATTCATTTTTCAGTTCACTGATTTGCCCTTCAATCGCACGGATTGCTGGAACTAAGTTCAAATCCTCATTAGGCATAGCGATCCTCTCTTTCGCACATTGAACATCCGTCGCAAAGCTCCGTTGGCTCAAAACATTCATCGCCCTGCATACAGCGGCAGTAACCACAAGTTGCTATGCACTCTCCATTACGACCATGCTCTACAAGAATTTCAGAACCGCATCTTCCAACACAATAGTACATATCGCACCTCACGCAACGTCCGCCAAGCGCTGTGTTGCAACATCAGCCCAAGGCATTCCAAAATACTTACTCTTTTTATTATCGCAAACGCCATTATCCATACCTATATAGTGACGTCCTTCCAGTTTTGCAGCAATCAGGATTGAGCCACAGCCACAGCAATTATCAAGAACGACTGCACCAGGATTTGTAAAGGTACGAATTGCATACCTACATAGCTCAACAGGCTTTTCGGTTGAACTGATTGCAACAGATGGATGAGGCTTTGGAAATTCCCAAATCGAAGACGGATGTTTCATGTCTCCGGTCGTTTCTACAACCTTATACGCACCGTACACACGATTATTCAGAATATCTTCCGCATTTTCGCCCTTTGCTTTGCCCTTACTATGATTCTTTTGACCTTTCACCATTTGCGGATTATAGACTGGCTGTGATTTATAAAAGACCATGATATCTTCATGTTCTCGTAGCGGCATTCTATTTGCATTCAGAAATCCGCTTTTCAAAACCTTACGCCAAATGATGTTGTAACGATGTAATTTCTCATTTGACAACATCATCTTAGCCGTGAACTTATCTTGACCGAACAAAAGAATTGCACCATTGGGTTTAATGATTCTTTTGTACTGCTCCCAGAGCAATTCTGGCGGAATAACAGAATCCCACTTGTTTTTAGTTACTCCGTAAGGGAGATCGCAAAAGATCATATCAATAGATTCATCTGCGATCTCCCTTATGCCGATCAGACAGTCCACATTGTAAACTCTGTCCAACTCCACGCTATTTAGCCGACCTTTTCTGCCTGTCCAAACTCAATTACATGGGGAGTATTCGTAGATCCAAAACCACCATTTCTGATTCCGCTTGCTGCATCATCATATGTAATGCCATAAGGGAGAAAAATGGCCTGCGCGAATTTATCACCCGCATTTACTACAAGCGACTTTCCATCACGGCTGTCATTTGTAATTTTCACGAAAATGTGTCCCTCGTTATCTGAGTGGTAATAATCGCTATCGACTACACCAACAGTATTATCAAGCTGCATTCGATACTTAAAACCAAGACTGCTACGAGGAACAATAGCAAGCCACCAGCCCTCTCGGATATTAACACGGATGCCAGTTGGGACTTTGATTGACTCGCCAGCGGCAAGTTCAAATGAAATCGGACTGACAAAATCATATCCTGCTGATCCAGAGGTTGCACGAACGGGGAGTGACACATCATCAATGTTTGCTGTAAAAATATTTCCAAAGGTATTAAGCATAGCTTCTGCGAACTGATGCTTGCTTACCTTTTCAAACTTTGCAATTCTGTTCAACTGCGACTACCTCGCTTTTCCATAGAATAATCTCTCCAGACGAGAGCGATTTGGGAATGTCAATGATTCGTTGGTTTGAGCTTCCTTTATAGCAAAGCGTCATATCTCTCTGCTCAAGAATGAACTCTCCATCAACAAGCACATCACACAATGATAAAAGACTTAGCATTTCACTGTCTTCCAGTATTTTTTCGTAACTAAATCCTGAGTAAATCCACACGGAGATATCTTTTATATCTTCTTTCAAAGCTGTCACAAACGGCACAAGCTCACTTGCAGAATACATAGGATCTCCGCCGCTTAATGTTAATCCGGAAATAAAAGGCGTTTTCTTGATGTACTCTATAACCTCACGCTGTAGCTCTTCTGTGAAAGGTCTACCAGCCGTGAAAGAGTGGGACGTTGGATTGTGGCATCCCTTGCAGTTGTGCAAACAACCGCTGACATACACCACAACCCGAACACCATCACCATCCGCTATGGATTCAAAGTTAATGCCAGACACATTCACTCAGCATCATCCTTCATTTGATTGAAGTCTGTATAGTTGCTGTGCTTAACTCGATCAAGGCATTCTTTGATCTTTCCAGCATTGAAATTACGGTAATCCGTTGTAAGATATCCGGTAACTCGACGAAGACGCTGAATTTCCGTATTGCCACACTTAGGACAGTTATATCCGATCTCGCCCTGATACCCACACTTTAGGCATGAGTCAATTGGGAAATTGAATGCAAGATACGGAATGTCAAGCGACATAGCGTAGTCAATGATATCCTCAACAGCTTTCTCGTTCTTCATAATCGAACTTTCCAGTTCGATATAGGTAATGCAGCCGCCAGTTGGATACTTGCAGAACGGAGCTTCCAATTCAAGCTTTCTGTAAATAGATACCTTTTGCCAAACAGGAACATGGTGAGAATTGGTGATATACTCACGATCTGTCACTTTCGGAATTACACCAAACTCTTTTTTCAAAGCAGTTGCATAAGTACGGCACAGATTTTCTGCCGGCGTAGCATAACACGAGAAATTTAACCCATGCTTATCGCTTGCCTCTACGCAAAAATCATAAATGTGCTTCACAACACTCAATGCAAACTTCCAGACCTCATCATCTTCTGAATGGTCTTTTCCAAAAAGCGCCTGACACATCTCTGCAATACCGATATAGCCAACGGCGAGAGTTCCATGCTTCATTGCTTCATAAATGCCTTTATAAGAAGCCTTATCATAATCTGCAATCGTTCCATTGCCGTACATAAACTTCGCAGAGGCAACAGACTGTTTGCACACATGATAGAATCGGTCTACAAGAGACATTTCTGTAAGATGCAGCACCTCATCAAGCTCTTCCCAGAATCCGTCTAAATCAGCGGCATCACGCTCACCAAGACAAATACCGTGTTTGATACCAAGCTTCGGAAGATTGATTGTAGTCGGACAAACATTTCCGCGCCCAAGCTTAGAATATCCAAGTCCATTTCTGTCGTATCCCATCATCGTTCTGCAGCCCATCGTTGCCATCTCCGTATCTGGATTGCCAGGCTCTTCGATGTTCCCAGAGAAATTGCAGTTGACAATATTGGGATAAATTCTTCTGCTCAGTGACTTAATAGCAAGCTTTTTGATATCATAGTTCGGATCGCCATTGTGAGCATTTACGCCGTTCTTATATTTGAAGATGCTGATTGGGAAGATTGGCGTGAGATGATATTTTCCAATACCATCAAGACTTGCAGCCATAAGCCACTTTGAAACAAGCTTGCCCTCCGTCGATGTGTCCGTGCCAAAATTGATGGATGTAAACGGAATCTGAGATCCAGCGCGGCTTTCCAGCGTGTTCAGATTGTGATACAGACTTTGCGCAGACTGCTTGCCCTCACACATCAAGTCAAAATACGCTTGATTATACATAATAGGATCAAGGTGCGCTTTGTTGTCGATGTAAATATCGCTTTCAGACAAACCGACACGCTCTAAAATTACAGGCTTAATCTTCTTAATAAAATCGTCAAGCTCTTCATCTGTCATAATAGAGAAGTCAGTTTCTACAAATTCTTCGCTTGTTTTTACAAGAGCCATGACATACTTTTTGACAAAACTCTTTTTTACAAACGGGGCAAGGTCATAGTCGATATGGCAAGATGCAACTCCGCCAAACTGAACCTGACTCTGAATCTGAAAGATAACGGCGATAAGCTGGCAAGCCGTAGAAAAGCTGTTCGCTGGGCGAACATCACCGTTTCTTGTTGCAAATCCGTTATGGAGCAGCCGTCCAAGATCTGCAAATAGGCAGTTATGGTCTCCGATATCATACTCTGACAGATCGTGCAGATAGATTCTTGACTCTCTATGCGCCTGTGCAACCTCAGGTCGTACAAACACATTCATTGCGATATTTTTGTGGAGTACATTTGCGCTCTCAAACTTTCTGCCACCAAATGAATGCTCATCAACATTTGCATTCTGGTTTTGGACATTGTTGCACAAGAGAATATCTTCGATTTGCTTATTCAATTCGTTGTTCTTCTGGCGCTCCTGATTGCGCTTCTCACGATACTTGATATAAGCTTTCGCGGTTTTCTTACAGCGACTTCCCATCAAGCCATCCTCAACCATATCCTGAATCTGCTCAACATCAACAACGCCAGAGAGATTAGAATTTGAGATTTTGCTTGTAACACGCAAAGCTACATCGCCATCAACTTCATCAACAGATACCATCGCTTTTGTAATTGCATTGGCAATTTTACTTGCATCAAACGGTTCAACACGACCGTCTCTTTTCCGAATTTCTGTAATCATTCTTCGCCTCCTGCGATCTCACAAATAGCACGATAAATCTCGTTCCAATCGTGGACACGAATCATGCCATTTTCTTCTGCGTTATAACTTCTGTTGTGCGGCTGGTCAAAAAGAAGCTTTTTGTATTTTGCGTTTTCAAGATTGTGTACGCCGTCATCAATCAAGACATCGCCGTTAATAAGTTTCTTATCATGCGCAATAATGACATCTTTCCAACATAGGTATGGATAATGCTTAAATAGCCATGTCATCTTTGGCGGGACGGTATTGTAGTAAGACGAAGTTACAACCCGAACCAAATGCCCATCGTCAATCAACCGGCAAACAACATCCTGCGCAAATGGCATAGGAGAAAGATTTCCCCAGAATGCAGGATCGTTCAAAGGCGCAAACAGCTCTTCCTTTGTAAGAGATGGGAAGAATTCACCAATCAGCCAGTTTGTAATATCTTCTGGCCGAACAGTTGTTCCGTGCTTTCGGTTCAGCTCAGCAACCCAACATTCAACAAGGTTTTCTAACACATCGTCCATATCAATAAGAATTGTCAAACGCTTAATGTTGTTCACCTCCAAGCCAATTTGATAGTTTGTGTTTTAGATCTGAGATTGTGCCATCATTGCAAATCACATAATCTGCATGGTAGCTATCAAGCGCTGTTTCTGACGGATGCTGCTGCTGCTCTGCCGTAAGTGGACTATCAAAATTTGGCCGTACAATTCGTAGGTGTGTTACATCAAAGCCGGCGCTTTTCATAGCTTCAATTTCGTTTGGAAAACGACAATCTGGAATTAAGATATAGTCCCATTCGTCTGGGAACAAATCGAGTACATTGACAAGGAAACTCACCCAGAAATCCGGACGCTTCTGACGAACCACATCTGTCCCCACATACTGTAAAAGCTTGCGACCAGCATCATCTTTCTTTCCGTCCCAATCAAAGAAGTTACGGCAGATATACTTCAGCAAATCGGCATAGTGCGTTACAAGTACGCTTTGGCATTGATTAACTAATTCCTCACGAAGTAAATTTGCAGATGTATCTTTCCCGTGCTGCGCTTTACCAGAAATACAAATCACTTTCATTCGCGTACCCCCACATACTTGTGATAGTGAGGAAGCTCCGCATCAAACCGATCAAGCAGCATAGATGCTACCTCACGCATTTGCGGATGCGCTGCCGGCGAGAGTCGCAAGGTGAAGAAGTGTTTCCATTCGGCAAGGTTCATCGTAATGCAAATTTCTGTTTTCGTAGAGTTATTTAGCACGGAACGAGCGATTTGCGGTGTTGCTCCAAGTTCAAGCATTCTGAAATAGTGACGCTCTGCATCCTCACAGGCCAACACCCACTCATCATAAATTGCGGACTTTTCATTCGCAGACATACTTTTGGTCTTGCTATCGAGTTCCATGCCACCCAGAAGATCAATATAGGAAATCGCATTATCAAATTTGTCCTTAGAGTAATTGCAGTATCGTGTACTTTCCTGTGCAAAACTCGCTGGACGATGGCGGACTTCCTCATGAGACACGCCACGGTCGTTTGTAAGACGAGCTGTGATATCAACATGCGTCAGCAATTCAACATCGCCATGCAAGTTTGCTACACTCAATGGTGTAAACACATAATCCTCATCTACCTCTGTTGAGAACAATGCGTTTTGATATTCTGGAAAAAACAAAGGATAAGCATACACAAATGACTTCATATATCCTGGAATGCAGTATCCTAACTCTGTTGCCCATTTCAAAAGCTCTCTCCACGCTCTCACATTCCCAGAAACAATTGGGCGTTTATCATATGTAATACGAAGAAAACTGTTGAACCCCTCATCTGACAAGTTTTTAATTAAAAACTCAAGACTATCTAAACTTATATCGTTCAGCTCATAGATGAAAGAATAGTGTTCAATAACAGCTTCATGTCCGCGCTTAATAATTCCGGAAACGAAATTGATACATGAATCATCGGTAATATTGTTTTCGCTCTTATAGCATGTTCTTCCGACCGACTCTAAATGCTTTAGCGCAAAAAAATCGTCGTTATACGGGACAAGCATAAGTTCAGCATTTGGTTTTACAATCTTCAAGTCTCATTCCTCCGATTGTTTAACTATTTCCTAAGTAGCAAAAATAAGTGGTTGTGCCAAGAATCTCATCATAGTATTCGTAGTAAACACCATTGCCTTGCTTAAAATTTGCTTGGAACACAACATTTTCTGGCAAAACGCTACCATTTGTCAGAAGCTTCTTGGCATTTTCAATCGTGCGTTCATCTGGCGTGTTGTTAATAGCACCAGTCCAAGTTGGTGAGTATTGACCTTCTTGGTAAATCACATCATATAATGTCTCACCAGGGAAAGCATCGCTCTTCATTCTGTTGAGTGGTACGCTACCGACATATAGTTGAACATCATCCGGAACCCATTCGCTTCCCATTTCTGCCGTTATCAATCTCGCAAGTAAATCAAGATCTTCCTCTGAATATGGCGGCTCTGGTTCGACTACTGGTTCTGGTTCATTTACAACCTGATTTACAAATTCAACATCGACATAATCAATGCTCTCGGTCTCAACATCAAGCTCCGTAGTATCGCTTACAACGATTTCTTTCGACGGAATTACGCATGATGTAGTTACCGGATAACTGTACGGATCATAAAGCTCACATGCTTTTGCATCCTGAGAATAACTTATTACTTCTGTTACAATAGCAGCCACAATGATGCAGACTACAAGCGCAACAACCAGCGATGCGCGATTTTTTTTGCGTTTTGCTAAGTGTTTACCACACATGTTCGTTACGTCCTTTCTTGTTTAGGCAATTAGTTCGTAATCGAGCAAATACCAATACCCACTCTTGTTTTTTTCTAACTCTTTTGCCTGAATAATATCGAATCGCTTAATAGGATTCTTTTTATATCGGTAGCTACGAATAGTAAGCCGTGCGGCTTTACCACTACCGATTGATCTTGTTTGAACTGCGTATCCCCAGATGTTATTATCCTTTTTACTTACAAGAGGAAACACATCCGTAATTAGAAGCTTGCGGCGATCCTCTGGCTTCTTTGTTGTCAGATCAATATACCCCATAAGCTCAAGCTGTGTCTGAATTTTATTCTTCAAATCAACATCGGGAAGATTAAGTGATTTCACGGCTTTCTCACAGGCCACAAGTAAACCGCCAATATCCGTAATTACAAACGACTTACCAGATGTGCCGTCTTTGTTTTTATCTGTGCCATACTGAGAAACCAGTTCAATCATCTCTTCGCTCAGCTTATCTTTTTGGACTCGTTTCGCCGTGCCATTTTTGAAGAACGAGAAGAAACTTACGATTCTACTCAGCTCTGGAATATTACCAAAGTCTCTAAAGTAGTCAATCTTGATAAGGATATCTCTTTGCCTTGTATCCAACGAGCTTTCCACCGCCATTAGACACAACAGTTCCATGAAAGTATTTGGCTTATGCTTTTGAGAAATTTCGTACAACTCATTCGCCACAGCACTGTTCATGTATTTGATAGACTCAATGCCTTTAGCAATTACCTGAGACTTCTTATCAAACAGATACTTGTCTTTCGACAAACCGAATCTCGGCGGAACAATCTGAATCCCGTACAGTTCAGCAAGCGCACTTCCGTTTTTAATATCATCTTCGTTATTTGCATTGTTCAAATACGCAGTGATGAATTCAAACGGATAATAATAACGGAGATAAGCGCACAAATAGCCAATCATACAATATCCAATCGAATGATTATATCCAAACATATAGCTGGATGCGTCTTCGATGATCTGCAAGAATTCTTTTGCTTCCTGCTCTGCGATGTTACGCGGCTGCGTTGACTTTTCACAATATCCCTCAAGGATTTGAGGAAGTGCTTTTTTCAAACGCTCTTCATCCTTACGACCAATGGCGCGGCGCGTGTTATCTGCATCAGAACCGGAAAAGCCGCAAATCTGTTGCAAAAACTTAATAACATCCTCCTGATAAATCAGATATCCGTTATTATCTTTCAGAAGATCGTCGATAATTGCTGACGGGTTCTTGTGGGGCTTATGCTGCATCAAATCATCACGATAAGAAGCACCAGACGGTCTTAATGCTGCAGTAATCAGCGACATATCAAAGATGCTGTGAGGAACATACTGTCTCAGCATGGAATGTGCAAAATCTCCTTCAAACTGGAACACCCCAACAGGTGAGCGAAGCATATCTTTCCATACGGCTTCGTCAGACCAGTTAATTTCATGTGACTTTGGATAGGGAATTCCAATTAAGTCATACGCATCCTTGATAATCTCAATATTCTTCAAACCAAGAATATCGTATTTAACAAGGCTTACTTCATGCACACACTCCATATCAATCTGGAGTAACACATGACCATCTGCATCTTCAAATGTGCCGTAATGATCTGCCAGAGTGATAGGACTTGCTACAATACCCGCTGGGTGCATTGACTGAGAAATTGCAGTATCGAGAAGACCATCATAGTAATAAAACACATCGGAATACTTTTTTCTCGCCGCTTCCGGATCAGCTTCAAACTCTTGCTTGATAACACTATTGATTTTTCCAGTCCACGGATTCTTTTCAAAAATCCGTTCGTTTTCTGCCTTTAGCCGGTCGTACTCCTTGGTATAATACTTGATTAGCTCCGATCTCGGCGTATTATTCAATCTGCTCTGGAAAATAAGTTGATTCCCATTTTCCTTATCAAAGTAATATGTCGCATTGCCATCTCTCGCATCACCAAATACAATTTCGACATTTAGATCTTTCAGCGATTTAAGTACCGCTTTTAGGTCTTTCAAATCGTGTTGATGCTCTTTGTTCCACCTGACACCAAGCGCACGGCAAATCTCATCAATGCAACCCTTGGACTTAATCGTGCCAACAGCAAGAATAAATGCGGTTTTATCCTGTCCAAAGCGATTGATAATGTACTCATACACTCGGTCTCGGTCAGACGGAGAAACGTCAATATCAATATCACCGATTTCCTTGCGATCTTCATTACAGAAACGGGAGAACACCGTATGCCAGGTTTCTGGATTTAAGTCGGTAATATCTGTAACATAGGCCACACGAGATCCGCCGCATGAACCACGGTTGAATCCAACAGGAATACCGTTTGATTTGCACCATGTAACAAGCTCCGACATGAACAGCATAAATCCAGACATGTCGATTTTGTCAAATACTCGACATTCTTCAGCAATAGCCGATTTGAAGTTTGGAAGCTGCTCTTTTGAAATAGCGCCAGATAAAAGCTTGGCTTCAAGACCGCTCTTAATTCGCTCTACAAATACTTCCTTGTCTCTGCTGCCATAAAGCTTTGGATACTTAAAAGATAAGTCCAAATCAAAACTTTCGACAGAATCAGCCATACGATTTGTGTTTTCGATTGCCTCAAGATATAGACTTTCTGGAAGAGCATTTTGTTTTCTGAACATCTCAACCAGTTCATCATAGCTCTTATAAGTCAGGTCAAAACTGTCTTCGTCGCTATATTCGATATGCTTTGCAGCAAGAAGAATACTTCTGCACTCAGCCTTGTATTTATCAATACTGTGCGTATCTGTGCCGGCAATCAGCGGCTTGCCAAGTTCTCTGGATAGCTGAGCAAGATGCAAATTGAAATCCTTTTGTTCTTGGAAATCATGCGATTGGATCTCAAAATAATCATAATGCCGTGCCAGCTCCATATATCGTTTATGAGAGAACGGAAGCTTATTCAGCGGAGAAGCAAGACAAGCGCTGATTTTGATGATGTTTTTTGAAGTCCCAACAAATTCATCAAATGAAATTCGCGGCTTGTAGTAGGTGTGAGAATCTGTTGTTGAAATGCTCACAAGCTTATTCAACTCAAGAACGCCCGCATAGTTTTTTGCAATCAGAATTGTATGGTAGTTGTCACGAACCTTTGATCCCGTTTCAGGATTTGGCTCGTGCGTCTCCGTAAGATAGCATTCAATGCCATGCAGATACTTGATCCCTTTGGCATCGCAATACATCTTTTTCTCTACCCACTGATAAATATTGCCATGCTCTGTGAAAGCAAGAGCTTTCTGTCCAAGCTCAACAGCCTTATCAACATATAGCTTGTAATTAGTGCAGCTATCCAACAGCGATAATTCAGTATGCACATGATATGCGGTATAATTTTTATCTGAAATCGCTCACACCTCCTAACTAACTGAACCAAACACCTCTTCTTCCTCATCAATCATTTGAGGCGGAGGATATGGCAAAGATCCTGTGTGCGTCTTTGTGTCCCATGAATACTTTCTATCAAGATCTTCTTCATTTAAGAAAAATCGTCTGGATGGAGTATCATAAAACACTCCAACGCTACGACCTTCGTAACCAAGCATTCGATCTTTAAGAATATCAATAAGGACATCATCTTTAATCGGCGGTACTTTCCAACCGCTACCATTTAGTTTTGGCTCACCCTTTTTATCTTTTTCCTGTACGCGGTACAGACTAATGATTCGATGAGCAAGATCAATGATTGCGGAAATACCCTGAACATCCATCTTTGTAAGACGGCGCATGGTGTCAATCTTATGAGGATGAACAACCAGCACAATAGCAACATTGAACTTCTTCGCAAATGCAATAAGCTCCATAACAAATTCACTTTGCTTGTTATATTTGTTATCGTCACTGCATTCCAGGTTGATTGCGGTCAGGTTATCCAGAATTACAAGCTTTACACCATACTTGCGAACTGCATCTTCAATCGTTGTCATCAATGCAGTTTTTGTATTTGGCTGACCATCTTCGTAGATATGTAGCCGACCACGATAAAAATTATCAATAGAGCGTTTTGCTTCTGGACGAACCTTATAATAAACGGCTTCTCCTGAATGCTTTTCGTCGATATATCGTTGACCTGCAATCACGGAATTAAGCCAATTCTTAGTTTGAAAATTAGGAAGCTCACCAGAGAACAAAAAGACATTTTTCTCTTCTTCTAACGATTGAATGATGAGCTGATTGATGAACGAGCTTTTACCAGCACCGTTAATACCAGTGATGATATTTAATGTACCGAGGAAAATCTTCATCAAATACCGATCAAGCGTCTTAATCCCTGTGCGAATACCGTCAATCTGGTCGATATCAATATCCTGAATATCAGAGAAATCAATTACGCCAGGAACAGGACTATCCTTGGCATTTAAGATTAAATCAAGCACTCGCTCCTTACCAAAATAATAAAGAGCTTCGTTCAAATCGTTTACTGGAAAATTTCGACCATCATCGGTTTCAAAAGTCTGAGGTACTTCAACAACCCGCGTCCTCCAGCTTCCAAGCCGATACACAACCTCTTTCTGCATCTTATAGCCGGCCTCGTCATTGTCGGAGCAGATAATGATGTTATCAAACTGCTCCAGCCAATCCCAATTTTCTTCAATCCAGTGAAAGTTTGTGCTTCCAAGCGGAACAGAAACGGCATTACTAAATCCAGCTTCAATAGCAGACAAGCAATCAGGTTCTCCTTCGCAGATCAGCAGCGGAGAATTGACATTTACACGGTTCATATTGAACAGCAGATTGCATGTATCAGCACCCTTTTGACACCAACATTTATTTTCGCCTTTACGCACCTTGCGAGAGGGGCGATACTTAACCATCGTCAGAACATCGTTGGTGTCGTAATAGTTCCAAACGATATTTCCTTCTTCATCCTGTCGCACATCTGCATAGTCCAATGTACTCGGACTAATACAGCGCTTTTTGAAGTATCCATAGATTTTCGACTTATCTTCAATAGGTACTTCTTTCGGATACTTATATTGATGCTTAGTGTGGACTCCAAGCTCGCCAAAGCTGTATCTGATGCCAGCCAGTTCAAACAGCTTTTGGCAAGCCTGAAGGTAAGTCATACCCTTGTAAATAAACACATCAAGGATATCGTAATTTCTTGCACACGCACCAAAGCAATGGAATGAAAAGGTTTTTCGGTTATATATGAACGATGCGTGATCCTCTTGGTGAAATGGGCAGCAGCACCGTAAATTCTGCTCATCGAAATCTTGAATATCCAATTCCTGAGCGATAATCCTGGCATTTTCATCGCCAAGTTTTTCTTTCGCTTCAAGAATTACATCACGATCAATTTGCAGCGCGAATCACCCCTATCAAATCAATCCTTTATATTCGCAATGGTCACAAACATCACATAGATAATTACACCTCCAATAATCTGGTTTTGCGTTCCACTTATCGTTGGTGGCAATAGAATCTATTGTTTTACTCGCCCAATCTTCAACTGTATAAAGCCTTTTTAACTCGAACGGCTCTTGAATCATGGTTTGAGAGCGGAAACAATTAAACTCTAATGTATCTGGATAGCGACCATATTTTTCTTTGATTGCTGCGGAATAAACATATAGCTGGCGTAGATATTCGTCTAATTCCGCATCGTGCTTTGTTGGCTTTGAACGCTTTGAGCGAGGCTTCAAAGTTCTTGACTTATGGTCTGTCACAATCAGCTTTCCGCTTTCGCTAATGAGATCAACGAATCCGGTAAATGCTCTGCCAGCAAACATAAAATCAACTTTTTCTTCAACACCAACAATGGTTCTCGACGGAAATGAAAAGTCATCAAGATAATGAAAGCCTTGCTGAAAGTAGTTCATATAGATCTTGGAGTTTGGGGCTTTTGAAAAAACATTTTCCTTGAAGTGGGCTACATAGTAAGTAGACAATCGCTCTTTTTCCAGCAGCCCACTCAAGTACATCTGCAAAATCATGTGCATGTAGCTTCCGAATTCTGCAAAAAAGCCGCTTTTCTTTTTCAGTGGATGCCCATTTTCATCCCGATACAAATAGGAAAGAAACCATTTATATGGGCAATCATCAAATGATGCTACTCTTGAATAACTCCAAGTCATATCTTCGATGATTAAATCGTATCGAATAGCGCATCACCGCATTTATCGAAACGACTTAAAACGGGAGATCCCCGTCTTCATCAGACTCTTCTTCGGTTAGAGCAGACGGTTTTGCTTTCTGCTTTTTTCCGCCCTTTGGAGTCTTCTTTTCCTTAGGGGCTTCTGCAGCATCAGATCCGCTGCCGTCAGGCATCTCGAAATCAAACAATGTATAGTTTACAAACTCACGGCCTGCGTCCTTATCATAGCGATTAGAGACATCGCAAGCGCCAAGTCTGATTCTGCACCGACCATCTTCATCCAAAGAACGCTCAATGAGACCTAACTTTTTGTTTGCCTCACCAATCAGACTGACGAATCCGTTAAAGTCCGTCACATATTCATCAGTCTTCTTATCTTTACGGCTTGTAGACACCCTTACCTTAGAGAAACTGTCTCCCTGATTTGTGATTTCCCAAACCGTAGCAAATGCACCTTCACGAAATCCCATTACGCATTACCTTCTTTCTTTGCTACTGACTTTTTCTTTGCCCCAATTGGAAATTGCTTTTGAAGCTCTTCAAGAAGCTCTCCTGCAACCGTAGGATCTGTGAGGTAGTTCATATAGTCGGCAGTTGGCTTATTGCCATCTTTGACATACTTTTTAACGACCTCAATAAGTACCTTTCTCGCACTGGCTTCATTCTCGTTTGCATTCAGATATGCTTTGACATGATCATCAATCTTTGTGATGATTGGACGAACAATAGCCATTTCAGCTTCCTGTTCCGCCTCTTCCTTCTTGCTCCGCCAATTATCTGGATCATCGTCCGGTGTTGCGATTTGGAAGAATTTCAGCATAAAATAACGATTTGCATATGTTAGACCGCTACCAAAAGCTTGGCTTGCGTCACCTTGCTGTCCAACCAACGCCCACGGAACAACAAGAGTATCATTTACATCATCGCAATTTACCCAGGTAAAGGTAAGCTCCGCATGAACAAGAGTTTCGTTGATTTCCTCTTTGAGCTGATCGCCAGACTTTGTATTCTTCGTCTTTGTGTAACTGACAGGCGTTACAGAAAGTGTGCCAGGAACAATGCTCGGCTGCAACGACACGCCATATTTCTTCATACCAGCAGCAACACGCGCCAGAATCTCATCTTCCGTAACATACTTGTAGTTAAATCCGGACTTATTCTTGCGAAGAACCTCCACCATTTCTCGGATCTTTGCAAGTTTCTGTACCAGATTCAAATTTGCTTCATCAGGCATTATGATCCTCCATAAGATAACTTGCGGTCATATCTGCAAGATGGAGTAACACCGCAAGCGGGCAAAGCTCATAAGCTTTGCTGATACTTCCATCTCCGCCTTTAACGGCGGAATCAAATCCGCCCATATGGAAGCGAATCGCATAAATTTCATCGTCCGTGAGAGCCATATGTCGAAGCAAAATAATTACAGACTTTTCACCATGACCAACAGGGAACTGGTCATCATGCTTATAAATTGCTTCCTTGTGCCATTGACCTGTTTGCTCATCCTTAACATTCTTGCTTCCTACGACATATAGGTTTGCTTTACAAATGTCGTGAAATAGTGCGGAAATTGCAAGCGTTTCATCGGATACTTCAATATCGCTGTGTTGCTTAACAAGTTCCTTTAAGGCTTTGTAAACATTCAAAGAATGTTCTAACAAACCATATTTGTAATTGCCGTGGAATCTTGTGCTTGCTGGGGCATAATAGAAGTCGCTTTCTTCTACCCAGCCTAATAGTTCTTCAATTCCGTCTCGACAAATATCTTTCTTACAAATCGAAAGAAATTCATCTTTCAATGATTGTCCCAGCTTATCGCTAATCAAATTAAAACCTCCATTTATGCAGCTAAATCATCCTCAATATTCCGAATAGAATAACACTCTTCGCAATAGCGTCTTCCATCTTGAACCACGACATAATCAGCAGTGATAAATTCACCGCAACAATCACAACGATGCGCTTCTACAAACGCTCCACCGCAATGAGGACAGACTGTAAAATGCTCATATGGCGGAGTGTCGAGTCCGTGCGTTTCGATATAATGCTTTGGCTCTTGAAACACACAACCGCACTCCACACATACGAAATATGGATTACTCCTTGGGCTTAAATCCAATAGCGACACCAACGCTGTCATCTCCAGCAAAATCACGCAGCATCTTATCCAAAGAGATAGGAGCATCGGGATTCTTGATCTCACAGCTATCGGTATGCTTCTCCTTTTTCTTCTTCAGATAAGGACGGTATGCGTTCTTGAACTGTGCCTTAAACGCATTTCGAGTACCGAAGATCTTGCGCATACAGGCCATTGCAAAACCGAATTCCTCAGAGAACTCGTCGTTATCGCAACGCACAACCGTCTTAGTACCGTCTCTCCAATACACAATCGTAGCAGGAGGATTAAAGATGATCTGTGCCGGCTGGTGAACCGCCGTCATAGCAGTAGGACGATTCGCGGGAACACTCGCAGCGCTGACAGAACGCAACACATCATCCAAAATGCTACCAACGATGTTCTGATTCGGATACGGATACGGATAAGAAACCATTCGCTTTTCCATAAACTGAACTCCTTTAATAAATTATTTTGCTAATTCCTTTGAAAGAACCAAACGGATGGCTACATGCCATTCCGATATTGTTTAGCTATTTCCTCTATATAATAACACGCTTGACTCTATCTGTCAAGTGGATTTGTTGGAATAACCCGCTTTTTCTATAAGGCAGATACCAGTATTCTGTGCTGTAATTGTCGGGCAAATCGTTCCGCCTTCTTGTACACGACCACGCCTCGTCTTTGAGTTTGGATAAGAGAGATCAACAGCCCCACCCATAACGCACTCAATAAAACCTTGCTTTGTGGCTTGCTTAATTCTGACTTTTTCCACTACCGTACCTCAATTTTGGGTGGATCTTTGTAGTGCGTGGCTTTAATCGTAGGCGAAAGCCCTCCGCCGCTACACGAATCCGTATCATACACTTCCTGATTTTGGTGAAGCTTTCTGCTGTCTGGAATTATTCTTCCAATCACTTTAACGGAGCATTGACGCTGTACCATCCGGTCTTTGCTCCGCCCCCCCCCGCCTCGGCTTTCAAGGCACGGGCAATAGCAGCGCCATCATATACACGATTTGCGTCTCCATTATAATCGTTGATATATCCAACCTGTGTAAGCTCAGCGGAAGAACCATGCTGAATATTTTCACTCTTCTTTTCATCAAGTCGTGTCAGCGCTTTTTCAAATGCACCAATACCACTAAAGAATGATCCAACGGACATATCGTCAAACAAATATGGCATAGCGTCATATAGATTTTCCATGATATGTTGAAGAACATCTACGACAATACTATTGCCGGCCTGCTTGTAAAGCTGTGAACTGGAACGATCATTACCATTATAGATATTATCGTTCATAGCATCGCGTGCTTTCTTAAAATCCTCATCATCAAAACCCATTAAACGCCAACACTCTTTTGGTGTAAGTTTCCTTACCCGAAAACCTGGGCGCATTGCGATAGGTGTTTGTCCGCCGCCCATGCCAGCAGCACTATTTACGCATGGGCAAATACCATCGTCTCTCGGAGTCTGGTGCTTTTGTAAACCGCCAAGCATTGTGATTTTATCCTCTGGTGTAGGACTCACCTCAATCAACTTAGTCCCATTGCCAGGAGCGTCATTCTTGAAATTTGGCATAACTGTTCCTATGCAAGTCTGATCTGACTTGATCCTCCTATTGTAATCATCATAGATAATTGTCTGTTGTAAGGATGCGGGTGATTTAATACGAATTTTTACGCCCTCTCCTTTATTCGTCGTTAATGTCGGAGAAACACCTTCTGCATCATAAACTGTACCATTCATTCCATGTCCAGACGGATTTACATTTCCAACATTGATTGGCATACTATTATCTTTCACATCTTCACTCCGTTCAGTGGAGAAACGGATATCAATGCAGCATTCCACTATGATATTGTCTTTCTGTACAGAGGTAAGCGTATTCGTGCATTTATCTGGCCTAAGCTCTAATCGTTGCACGATACTACCATTGTCAGAATAACGACCACGAATTGCTGCAGGAATCAAAACGCTACTCTTCATCAGCACTACTTTCTAATTCAATATGTTCGTTACAGACGATTATAAATGGCTGAAGATTACCCCCCCATACAAGTGAGGGATGGTGCAATTCCTGACGGATCGTATACTCGACCTCTTTGCGGATTCTCGCGTTTTGCACCTTGCGTCCAGTTCCCAACTTGAATAATTTTATCAGTCAATTTCCATTACTCCTGTCATTTGCTGATTGCCAAAACCCTTATAGTCTCTCGCAAGAAGAGTTAAGGCAATATCGCTATATCCATCAAACTTATTGCCTTTGTTACTCAATCGAACTCCGTGCATTTTCTGCAACCAAGTCCCATTGGTGTTGCCTGTCTGCTGAGTTTCTTCCTCCGACTCGGATTGTTTTACTGACTCGCTGCGGGGGGGGGTAATCATTGCAGCCACTTTCTCATCACTGAGATAGTATTTTTCATCGACGTCGGTTTCTAACATATCGGCAAGCGTATGTTTGAGCTGAATAGGCTCTGGAAATTTGAACTTTCCATTATCCAAGTCTTTACGAATGATGACACAATAGACACGCTCTCTATTCTGAGGAATTCCATAATTCTTTGCATTTAATACCTGCCAGTAAACATTGTAGCCATAGTCCTCAAGCTCTTTAACAAATAGATCAAATGTTGGTCTAAAACGAGCGCCTACAATGTTCTTGACATTTTCGTAGATAGCAAAACGAGGCTTTTTCTCCCGAAGAAAGCGTAACCATTCAACCAAAAGAGACGAGCGTGTTTTCTCAATCTTAGTTGAACCGCAATTCGGGCATTTATCTCGTTCTGTGTAATGGGCTTCAAGAGGGTTATATGTATGACCGCAGTTTCTACATGTCCATGCAGCCCCCCCCTGTTTCCCTGCGATAGAGAAGTCCTGGCACGGAGATCCGCCAAACATGGTGTTGAAATCAGGTACAGACTTCTCATCTGCCTTTGTAATATCACCAATATTTAGCTCCGGAGCTGTGTCATGAACCGCACAATAGCTTTCTGCTGCGTACTTATCGAACTCGCAGAAAAGGGAAGTAGTATATTTCATTGAAAACTCCTGTAAATTGTTTAGTTAATTTCTTAAATCCAACGAATTGTCGGTTCTCCGACAAAACCATGTTCCCACACGAACCACGCAAAGCACATTGTAGTTGCCCACGGCTTTCCATTTTCATCAACAGCGCTCCCGTTGTTCAGCGGACTTTGGCGTTTAGTAAACACATATACATACTTTGGCGGATGTGTGTCAAACAGAGGACGACGCTTCTCACCTTCGAGAAGCTGAATTTTTGCAAACATGATTACCTTATCGTTTGACACTTCAAGGGCTTTTTCTATGAACTCTTTTGCCAGAGAAAACGGTGGATTGGTAATCACATTGTCAAACTTCCGCCCAAAGTCATAGGTGAGGAAATTTACCCCCCCTGAACACCACAGGCGAACTTATCTTCACGCTCTACTAAATCCGTAGAAACGACCTCGCTATTAGGGTAACGCTCCATCAGAAGCTTGCTGATATGACCTTGACCTGCTGCTGGCTCTAAGATAGAGCCGACAAGCGGTACACGATCAAGAATTGCTGTGGTCGTTTCAAATGGAGTTGCGTAGAAGTCGTTTTCGGCACGGGATCTTGTAGGCGATTTTCCAGCTAAACTCGTGCCACTCAGATATTTACGGTTTTCTATTTTATTCAACTCCTATTCACATTGGATACCAATGTACTCTAATACTGTTCGCATACCTAAGCCATGTTCACTCCAAGGCTTCATACAATATTCCCATAGCTTAGGATGCGTTTCCTTTAATCGCTGGAAGCGGTTCGGGGACTTCTCCAGATGAGCGCCAAATGCACAAAAGACACAACCAGTCCTTCTTTCACCTGTCGTTGTCCACCCCCCCCCGCAAGGTACGATCTCGCCATAAACGGAGGCGTAGGGAATATTGTAGGTGTGCAAATATTCAAGAACATCATTTTCTGTCCAGAAAGACATCGGCTGAGAAGTCGGAGATTTCTTACTAAAAGCATTGCAGCCTTGTCTCATCCATGTAGACCTACGAGATCGGCTCTCGTCTGCCATAGTTGCAATAATGGGAACACGACCAGTTTCTTTGAAATACTTCTTCAGCGGCTTCTTCTTCATAATATTGCAACAGCGAGAAGAGACCTTGAACGGAGCATCCAGAAGATAGCACCACTTTTCGCAATTAAACTCCGATGGAGTACCATTGCTACGGATAATTTCTCCGTGAAGCTCTTTCCACCGATAAGAACCTGGCTTACTGCCATATTCTACGGTATCAGCAACTCTCTTTGAGACAACTGGATATCCGTATGTTTCAATGACCTTTCTGAAATTCATCTCAGGCCGCAGAATCACAACATTATCATGCTGCTTAACAAATTCTCGGATTTCTGGAAACTCCAAACCTGTGTCACAAAATACAGCCGGCACATCTGGATAAATACGGCGAACGATATCAAGCAAAACCGTACTATCCTTGCCGCCAGAAAATGCAACATAAACGCTTCCACCGAAATACTCATACCACTCAATAATACGAGTCGTAGTCACTTGAATTTTTCTCTGCAAATCCCATGACTGCATTACATCTAAATCTTCTTTACTGTAAATGCCAAACACCTACTTTGTATTGTTTATCAAGTTCCTTTTGCTTCGATATCAGCGGCATGGAGCTTCATCACATCCGAATAAAGCTTATTACCAACAAGCTTTTTGAAACGCTTCTGTGCTTTACCAGAATGGGGATCGCATTCAAGCTCAAAGGGACGCATATGCCACTGGATGATATTTGCGATATACAGCCGATTCAAACTCGGATTTGAGTAGAACAGACTATCATAGGCAGAAACATGCTGATGTTCATAATAATGAGCAATCTCTGTTGTTTCGCCTTTGCTATTCACAAAACTTTTTGTAAAAGGCTTACCGATATCATGGAGAAGCGCTGCTTCCTGAAGTTCTGCGCTCCCATCGGAGATAAGCCCATATGTAGCGATACAGTGATGCCCAACTGTGAAAGTATGATGCGGATTGTTCTGCTCAAAACTGTTCAACCCACCATCACGATTAAACAAATCACTTACACTGTACGGCTCAAAATTGTCGGGATAAACAAGCTCGATTGCGTCCCATCCCTCATACCAATACGGAAGCCAGAAATTCTTATACATACGCACAAGAACCTCGTGGGGAACAACACGCTCACGATGCTTGCTACGCTCTTCGCATTCGTGAAATGGTGTCGCCATTACGATACAGACTTTCTGACACTTTACCTTTGACAAGCGATTCAGCATGTCAATACGCCGCTTGTAATTGATATTTGTCGCATCAAAGATTACATTTTTACCAGCAGACAGATCAGAAATTACCCGCTTGTGCAGAGTATCGAAAACAATCTGGTTGTTTGTCTGATCCTGTACATCTCCAAGAATCTCTGCTCTAATTGCATCACTGGAATGAATCTCTGCGCCGAACTTCTCTCGCAGACCTTCCGCATAAACAGATTTCCCGCTATACGGAAGCCCCACCATCATAAAAAAGATAGGCATATTTCTTACTCCTTTTTATTAGGCGAGCCGTTACCAATCTCGCACTGGAAATTGAACTTAAACAAATCAAGCAAAACTCTATTGAAAACCAAATCGACCTCACGATCTATCACGACAGGATTCTGCTGCATATATGTATCTTTGATTGCTTTCATCTCAGATACAATTTTATCCGAATTGGCCTGCGCCATTGCAAGATCACAGTTAATATAAAGCTTGATTTCTCTAAGACGCTCTCTCTGTTTGGAAACAAGACAATCCCGATATGGCTCGCCATTAAGCCAACGCTGCATAAACTCATAAAGACGCTCAATGTGATGATACTGTTTGCTATCAAAACCATACCTATCAATTTTGTCCTTGGTTGCGGGATATGGATGGCACAATGCCTTTTGCTTTTCGAGCGCCATTCCAACCATACAATTCAATGCAGCATAGTTGTTATATCGACCGACTCTCTCCGCAATATCAAGAATCGGCTGAAACAAAGCTTCGTACTTTGGATTCAAGATACGGTATGGAGTAAAAAGAATCTCGACAAAATTTACATTCTGCTTTTTGAAGCAATCGAGCATCAAACGAATATCCTTAACATCTACATGCTCGTCGTTTTCCATGATATGTGTGTAGCTATACGGACTCTTGTTCAAAACAAAATCTTCAAACGACGGGAGGACAATCAGCTTGGAATCAACATCGCTGCCCTCATAGTCTAAGTTGTAGTTTTGAGAACCTTGAAGAAAAATACCAACCCATTCTGGGTGTTTGCCTTTTACTGCTTCGAGGTGTTCAGAAAGCCGTTTCATAACCTTTTCTTTATCACTCATCACAGCACCTCTCTTTCAAAATACAATCTCTTACAATATGCCGGCAGTGCGATGGAACTACTGGTTCGTAAATATCCAAACACACTGCTCGGCATTGATAGTTAATACGCGGGATGCTGTTATGCGACGCTTTCCTCATCCTGCGCTTCTTCCATGTCAGGAGCATACGCTACATCTTTTACAATTCCCTCAAGCACTTTGAATGCAAAATTCTTGTGCTTATATGCTGTGAACTTCGGACGGTTTACGATGCGGCAAACAACGCCCTCTCGTACATGCGACTTACCGATCGGATCTGCACCATCATAGAAGTTTTCGGCAATTTCCTTGACATATTCGCCAGCGTTGACAGCCGTTGGAGATCCGACATCATCAGGAAGCTGAATATAATCAGGAATAATAAATCGAGCGAATAGCGGAACGCACTTAACGCCCATCTGCTCACAACGATAACGCATAAAGTCCGGTGTGTACTCAACAACATCGCCATCTTCATTCGTCATTGTCATTCGATATACATAGAAATCAGACTGCGGAGCAGGTTCATATTCCGTGATCTCGTTTGCTGTGAAAGAGGCATCGCCAATCATTACCGTTGCGCGTGAAATTTTCGGATTTGTTACTTCCTTTACTCCGTCTGGATAACAGCCATAGCTAAACACCGTCTTTTCGCCGTATTGTTTAACAAATTCCTTATCGCCGACTTTTTTATTGTCACAAGATGCCATAATAGGCTGCTTGTCTTGCGTAAAGCCAACAACCTCGTAGTATACAGTTTCACCCTTATGAAGCTTGCCCTCAAAAACCTTGCTATGCTGTTCGCGGAAAGCATTGCTGCCATAAAAGCCGCCGTCAAAATCATCCAGAACGACACGACGAGTACCGGTTACATATCCCCAACTATAAATCGGAGAGCCAATGCGATGTAGGATTTTATCAAACAATGACTTCTTATATCCTTTAAGCGTCGGCAGATATCCGGTTCGCTGAGATGTACCGTGCATTTTCAAAGTAATCTCAACAAGATCGCCTGCGTGGAATGCACCAAGGTTATAAGCAAGCTGCTCCGTGTCAGTATGTTCCGCAAAGAGCGGGGCAATAGGATCGTGATGCTTACGAGTCCTACCCCCCCCAACCACAACGGTACTATTCTTACGACGGGGAATATATTTCTCACAAATTGTAACACCATTCAAAATGGTGATTACATCGCCCTCGCGGAGCTTTGCAATATCTGTGAACCCATTCAGACTGGTCAATGGCATAAACAAACCGTCGCTCTTTTCGCCACGAAGCTTCAACGCCTTAATATTGCGCTTTTCAGGATCGAGATAACCGCCAGCCGGCTTACCGTTTTCATCCTTACGACGAAGCAGGTCGTTCTTCACCGCATACTCAGTACCAAGCTTGCCATCCACAGGGAAATAAACGCCAAGCTCTTCTGGCTTTGTATCCAAACCAACAATTACCGTATTGCCAAAACATTCGCCGCAGAGAAGTCGATCCGCGTTCGTATGCTTGCGCAGATTCTTAATACGAGTTACATATGCTGCGTACATTGATTCACCTCCAATTACTCACTATCAATGATTTGAACGATAGGAACTTTGTCCGACTGATCTGGCGTAGTTGTAACAACGATGCTGGATAGGCTACGAACAATGGCATCAAATGTCGTATCACTATAATCGACCTGCTTAAAAACGATGTTATAGCCATTCTTCAAGAATTGTGCGCATTTTTCATAATGCTCTTTGAGATAGTGGTCATCGTCCAAAATTCGCTGAAGTGTATTTAGATCCGCATATCCGTAGCAATCTACAAAATGCTTATCCAGCTCTTCTACGCTCCTAATACATTCGCCCTCTGTTGTATCGCCATAGTCATCAGCGGAAAGAAGGACTCTTTCTAAAATGGCATCAAATCCTTTTAGAATCGGGAATTCCTGAAGAAGTTTATCATCAAGATTTGGGAATGCTTTATATGCAATGATGTAGCTTGAACTGCTGCTGTTCGTTACAAAGTCTTCTCTAATTTTCATTTCAATTACCTCCGGATATAGTCACTAAAGGCACGGTAGGTAACAAATCTCTTCTTTAGGCCAGCCACGACATCGACAGGGTTAAGATCAAACTGTTTACACACCTCTGTCACATATTCGCTGTCGTATAGCTTCTTGCGTCGCTTATTCACTGCTTTTACCTTTGCAAATACATCACTGCGGGAAACCTTGTACTCTTTTTCGAGATACTTTCCAAGATCGTGCTGCGAATACTCGATAAACTGGCAAATCGGACAAAACTCTTCCGGAGCAGCATAACGATTGTCTGCCTGATCCCAGAAGATATCGAGAAGTGAATCATTGTCATGCTGACTATTCAGCTCTTCTTCACTTTCATTCTCGTAACCAGATTCCAAGATCTTTTTAATCAGCTCTTTGCGCGGAATCTCAAGCAGCTCATCATTGCAGATTGTATGTCCATTTACGCATTCAACCATGCCGGCCTCTTCCAAACTAATATCCCAACCAGATTCCGTTGCGCCACAAATATCACATGTATAGCTGGAGCTACTGGAATTGGTCACAAAATCTTTGCGAAATTTCAAATCGTGTCCTCCTTTTAATGATGGCTAAAACCACGTACCGTAAAATCACAGTTTGGAAGAATATCGTGTTCTAACGCACTGCCAATATCCGTATGGTCTTCATATTCAAGCTCAACCAGATATGGAGCAGAACCAATGTCGTTAAACAACTTCTTGAAAGCATTTTCTACATACTCTTTGATAGCAGCTTTCCGCTCCGGAGAATTATAGAAGTCAGCACCAGTTGCGCCAGGATGAGCTTCCTCCCACTTTTTTCTAAAGGTCGGTTTATCATCAGACCACCAACCATCATTGCCATAACTGAGAATGTAACCTGCCTCACACTCAAACTCATCCTCAAAGCGCTCTCTGATTTTGTCATGAGAGATCGGTTCGCTGTTTGAGAAATCCTTCAGGAGCTGATCGACATAATCAGAGCCGTATCTGTGTCTGAGATCGTCAATCTGTTGTAGACCATCAGCCTTATCCGCAAAAGCGATAATAAAACTGCTGGAGCTACTGTTTGTTACAAAATCGCGTCTAACTTTCATATTTTCACTCCTTGATATTATTTAACAAGCTCCTTATCGCTGCTCAATCGACCATGTGTATCCGCAATACGAACAGCCAGTTTTGATGGCATTCTGAATTGCAAGTACCGCATTGATCGAAGTGTTAATGATAAGATCCTTGTCTTTCTTGGGTGGACGCAAATGCGCCGAAATAACATGATATGCCGCTTTGTTAATTGTTCTAAAAAGGGAAGTGTTACCCGTTCTCTGATTTAATGCTGCGATGTAATCAACTTTAATTTCAGGATGATAATTACCCTTCTCTGTATTACACGCTTTGCACATCGGCTGCATGTTAGAAACACAGTCTTTTCCGCCTTTGCTTTTAGGAATAATATGATCCTTAGTAATCAAAGAACCATCATCTGCGAACAAATTGAAATGTCTACGCTGCGAATCTGGATCGCCACAAAGTTTGAAGTGCGTTCCGACTTTTCCGCAATACGCACATGCAGTACCTTTCTGATAGAAAGTCATATAACGGAGCGAAATCGGATGAACACGAAACCCATCCACTACGATATCAGAATTTTTCTTCCCTTTATCTGTATCAAGAGATAAATATTCTTCCCCGATCATATGAAAAACTTCATCAATCTCGTATCGCTTGTCCTCAATAATCATTTTGCCCCTCCAAAACAAATCAAAAGAAAATATATCCCAATGGATTGCTGAAAATCCTATGACACAGCTCTTTATCCGTTACAGGCTCAATTTTTAATATCGTAAGCCATGATATTTTGTCTTGAAATTTTGTTCGAGCCTCACGAATGGAATTTGCGCGAACATAATACGGATATCTATGTTCGTTGTCCTTTCTGTAATCCGCAAAAACAGCATATAGGTTCATGTCCTTACCCTCCCGATATTCAATCGAGCCAACGATTTTCTAAATACAAAAATCCATAAACACAGCCGGCCATAAAAACCACCCAAGCCAGCCAGAAGAAAATCAAATAAAGCGTTTCCGACTGTTGTACGGATTCAATCACTTCCGTTGGAGTATCGTTTTCGTATAAAGAAGAAGCATTCTTTATTGTCCCATCACTCAATGTAGCAAAGACAGTCCCGACAAGAGATACATCCGTTACATTGTAGTAATACCTTGTGTCACTGTTCTTATAGATATAGTTCCATCGTTGCTTTTCAACACCTGCGTCAGCCAAGCTCAGACGTCGCACTGGCAAAGAGATTGTGCCATATGAAAACGGCTCATCCAAAAACACAATCGTATCCGTAGCAAGATGTTCACTGGAGACATAGTCCCACGAATAATAAACCTCTGTTTCTGTGTATGTATTGCCATTGCTATCTTTCTTTGTAACGGTTCTGGTATGTCTTGTATAATCTTCACGAACCTTTTCGATGTAAATATAGCCATTTCCAATCTCATCGAAAGTTACAGGTGAATCCGTTCTCAGCTCTCCATATAGTAATACATTGCCGAAGTTAGTATCCATACCATATCGGAATTGCGAATGATCCTCAATAATCGTAGCAGTGGCATACTTCTCCGCCGTTTGTGCCGCTCCATACGAAATCTTTCCGCTTATAAATAAACCAAGGCAAAGCAAGACACAGACAATAATTACGCTGAAAAGCAGCTCTCGTTTTTTAATTACCATTGTCAAAGAGATTCTGCGGTGCATCGACTGGCGCACCATAGTCAGCATAGGTCGTTTCAATTCGCTCATATCCAAGAATGCTCAGGATGACATTGTTTGGGAACGACCGGATCATCTTGTTATATGCTCGAACCTGCTCATTATAATTATTGCGATACTGTGCGATCTGGTTTTCCGTCATAGCAAGCTCATTCATAAGCTGCTGATAGTTTTCGTTCGCTTTCAACTCCGGATACGCTTCTGCCACAGCATTGATAGATACTTTCGCCTCATCAATATCACCATTGCTTACGCTGGATCTGGCAGCGGTGATAGCCTCAAGCGTTTTACCCTCATAATCCTGATATGCCTGTACCGCATCCACAAGGTTATAAACCAAATCAACACGACGCTTTTCAGCAACATTGATATTGGCCTGAGCGCCGTTAATCTGCTCTTCCAAAAATACAGCTTTGTTGTTTGCACCAGCAAAGATACCAACAATCAGAAGGATAACGGCAAGAACAATGCCCACGATAATCCATGTAGTTTTATTTTTCATACTGCACCTCGTTCAAATAATTTTTTTAACTGATTCATCAGCTCTTCATCTTCTGTATAAAATGAGTCTCCGTATTTACTTGAAACATAAGCCATTATTTGACCAAATCTCAAATCTGGACATTTGACCTCTCATAAATCTGCAAGCTCATTGCAGAATTTTCGGATTCGCTTTGGATCTCTCATTTAATACAGCTCCTTTTCCACCTTATCACACAGGACTACTTGCGGACGAATCGGGCAACCACCCATGCAAGAATGCTGACACTGACAATTCGGGCAAGAATTTCTGAAATGGCTTCTGAAACTTTCAAACTGTGGACTATTCCAAGCATCTTCGATACTGGCATTGCTAATATCAAAAGCCCAGCGCAGCTCTTGATTATCGAAGCTACAAGGTAGAGCTTTCATATCACTTGTGATATACATGCTCCACCTACTACCCTCGCAAGTATCAATGCTATCGTGGTCGATATTGTGAGTCAGATTCAAAACGGCTGGAATAGAGCAGGAATCAAATCCAATTTTGAAACTGAATTTCTGCGTATCTACGGTATCAAAGAACTGCTTTACGAGCGGGTTATTCACTTGCAGAACATTCGCTTCACTTCCAAGTCCAACGGGTTTGTGAAGAAGAAAAATCACTGCGTTAATGCCAGCAGGAAAGCCATTGTTTTTCAGCCGCATAATCGCTTCTTCAATAGAATTGTTTCCAAGAACATAATGAATGTTCGTTTTTACGCCAGCATCCAAAAGCATCTGAATCGCACGGTATGTATGCTTCTGACGATACCAGGAGATTGCTACTGCACCACAATATCTTTTACACAGATCTACAATCTCATCTGTAAAACCAAGTCCCGAAGAAGTGAAATTCGGCACAATATTGTTCTCCCTACAATACTGCAAAATCTCAGCAAAATTTTCGTGCTGGTCAACATCGCCACGACCACCAAGCGCAAGCTGAAATGTTTTCCCATTACATTCGTCAACAATGCGTTTGAAATTTTCAAGCGTCATATTTGGCTCTTTGGTTTTTAAGCCGTTCTGATAACACTGAACGCCAGACTTAAAGCAAAGACCACTTGCACCGTGGACACAATGTCCCATCACACCGACATCAATCAGTTCTGGGAATGCCGTCATAAACGGATCTACGCCGATGTCATGTCCATTTTCATCAATCACACCGCTACGAGCATAAAAACCAGTCGTAGGATTAAACATTGCTACAAAACGATTTTTTCTATCAACCTTCTTAATCACCTATTACACCCTCCTTAATATTGACTTCCAAAGATGTTTTTTCGCATCTCGATATTGGCGCTGTCAGCCATTTCTTTTGTCCAGTATTCACCGGCACGAACACGGGCTTTGACGGTCAAACGCTTAATACCCATCTCTGTCATTACGGTCTTAAATCGTTTTGCAAGATTCATAGCAGCCATTTCAGAACCTCTTGCATTTCTTTTGTAGCTATGCTCTGGGACAGAAATGTAAATCACAAGTGATTCTGCTGTTTCGTTCGTATTCTCGATTTTTAGACCATATTCAGCCCATGTTATCATCACAGCCTCACCAAGACCATTCATACAAACACACCCCTTTCGTTATAACTACCCATCGTAATAACAATTTGCTTACCAATCTTTACGCTGCAATATCCGGTAGATAAAATACTTCATCCGCAGACATTCCAGTGAATTCAGTTATCTTCCTAATGGAGCGCTTTGTAGGGGGTTCACCCTTAATCAGAAGACTTCTAACAAGAGATGAACACATGTCCATATCATTAGCAAGCTTTGTTAAAGTGGAATACCCATTATCAAGCGCCCATTTTTTGAAATTTGGATAGCAGATATTTTTCACACCACAAGTACGCTTTTTCTTGTGAATGTTATTTACAATCTGACGAACTCGCTCTCGGCTTATTCCATATTGATCTCCGATTTGCTGCAAAGTAAATCCACAGTCTCTCATGTGCTGCATTTCAGCCATTCTTCGCTGTGATTCAGGTGTTTTGAGACGCATGACAAATTACACTCCAATCATTAGTTGCGCTTGCTTGCAACGAAAAACTCTGTGTTTTTCAGTGAATTATTTTAAGAAATGAACTATGTGTGGGATTGATTTACTACTTCCTATTATCATTCTCCCAGGCATCTATAATTTCTTGCTTTGTGAATGCCCAACCTTTACCGTATGTCTGTGCAGAATATCTGTTAAAGTCCGGCCCAGGCCAACCCCAAACATAAACAAACGTCGTCCCACCATCCGACCAACGCAAAGATTCTGTGCTAATTTCGGTGATTTGCTTTTCAAGCGGATCGCTCTCAATTCTATATGGGGAATAGAGCAGCGAATAGATCTTTTCATGCGACATCACAAGATCACGTAGGTTTACCACCATTTTGTGTTACCTCCTTATATGTAATACCGTTTTCCTTTTACCTTAATAAATCTACCGTGCTTATTAAAATAGCATGTTTTATTTACAACCATTGATGCGTAATGGCTGTTCGTATATTCCAAAAGAACAGACAGCCCATGATCCTCGATGACCTTACCGCACGACAGTAGCAGCGGCGTGTTGAGAACATACTCTTTTACACATTCTTCGCAATACATCATAGATTCCAGATTAGTGCAAACAATATCGTAGATACCTAAAGATCGACCACATTTTTCGCAAAATAGTTCTGCACACCTATAAGGCATACGAGTTTCACTTTGTCTCCATCTTCTGCCACTTCTATTTAACTTTTCCTCTTCTGACTTCCACATATGAATCAGTCATCGCAGCTCTCTACATACAACTCATAGATAGCAATTCCGTTTCGCTCAGAAATGTGCGTTTTACCATCTTCAAACTCTTGTAGGTACATCTTATTTAACTCCGGATCATTAAACTGGTAGATGTTTTCGTTCCTAATTCCAAGCGGCGTTCCGAAAATCCAATCGTCGCAACCACAGTGGAACATGCCGCCAACCATAGCGTTGTGACGAATGCCATCCCACGGCAATTTTGAACACACAGAGTAATAGGTGTCTTTGCCTTTCTTACAAGTCATCACAAAGAAATTCTTAGATACAGCTTTTACAAGCATTGGACTCATCCAGTCATTTACTCTGACCAAATCTCCGATCTTTATCGTATCCAAAATTTCTCTCGTAATATTTTCGTAGTGCTTGTACATCCCACACCTCACTTATCTGAAATTAAGGCATTCCCGCAAGTAATGCGGTCACTGTCTTCTTCTTCGCTTGGCACGAACACAATAACATCCCATCCAGCAGCGACAAGCGGATCTTCAAACTTACGGTAAACATCGTAGTCGGTATATTCCGTGGTCACATCAAATCCATTCTTGATGGCTGCGTTTGTCTGGTGAATCGGCGTAATTTTAACGATAAACTTTTCCTTGTCGAACAACTTTCCAAGCTCTGCCGCATCCAAAATCGTGTCAGCCGTTACCGCAAAATTCAGCGTGTATTTTCTGCCAACAGGCATAGGAAGCTCAGATGCGAGACTTGAAATTTCTGATAGGGACAAGCTCTTTCCGTTGAACTGTTCATTACGCTGTGCCTGATCCGTCGAATTGATACTGAATTGCAGGCCGGCCTCTCCACCATACACATTGTTCTTGATGCGACACCACTCCATGATGAATTGTTTCAGATTGACATTTGCTTTCGGAAGCATAGTTGAAACAACAGGATGAATTGTATCTGCTGTAATGAACCGATGTACCAACGACTTCAAATCAAATTCAGCAAACGGAAGAACGGCGTCGTTGAATGTAGGCTCGCCCATACGAGCAAAATGAACATTAAAGCGATTAGTATGTGTCACTTGCTCATTTGCAAGAATTGTCTCGATTTCATAGGTCAGTTCTTCACGCGATACATTTCCGTGGAATCCATATTTCGGGCAATCGCAAAACTGGCAATTCATCGGGCAGCCTTTCTGAGTGCTGATAGTAGCAACCCATTTATCCGCCAGATCAACCTTGTGATGCTGAACGCCATTGATTTCCTTGTTCAAGCCAAGAAAACTTGCTTTGATATTGTTTTCCTTGCCATAATCGCCAACCGTCAAAAATTCAAGCTGCTTATTCTTATCAACATAGATTTTGCCGGTATGCGTTTCTACAATCCTCATTCTGCCTCGCCTTTCTGTTTTTGAAGTTTATCCGCCAGAGCATAGAATTTGTTTGGTAATGGGATAATTGTTAGAAGCGTATTCCCTCGAAAGAGATATACATATCTGTGATAAATGCGGACATTATTTGCATTGCCATTTGACAGATACAGCTTATCAAGATATCGACATAAACCACCTTTTGCCTCAGAATGAGTAACCCCATACTCAAGCGCCCTTTGCGCATTCTTATCGGCAATTTTCTTGCTCAATCCAATTCGCTCTTTCGTTCTCTTTACACTGTGATTCGTCATAACAACATCTGGCATTAGAACGCTCCTTCCATATACTGCTGCAGTCCGGACACAGCATTACTCATGCCAGCGATACGACCTTGTAGGGATTCAATCGTTTTCTGGATTTCATCTTTGTCTTTTGCGATATAGTATCCACGCCCACTGGAACAAATCGGATCACCATTTGTACGAGCAGCGTTTACAAGACGTCTCACTTCAACGCTCGACACACAAAATGCAGCAGCAATAGCAGAACCGCAAATAGGATGGCTACGACCATCGGAATGCGTCATAATATACTTTGTAACCAAGTCCATAAACGAACCTCCGGATATAATGATAGGGCGGCGGGTGTCCGCCGCCCTACTTTAACTACCCACTTATTTCGTGGTTTGCTTACTTTGGGTTGGAGTTTTACTGATTTTCCAGAGCGTCACCGATAGGCTTATAACGATCAGAGTTCAGCGTTTCAAGCAGACACTCATACGGATCGGTTTGGCCGCTCATCACCATCTTTGCGATGTTCGGGCTAAAACCGCTTACAAGTGCAACACCCGCTTCGTTCTCCTTAATCGGGATGGTGTTCGTGCGGCTATTCACATTCCAGAACACAAGTCTCGGCAGCTTATAACCAGCCTCCATATACCGCTTTGCAATCTCATCAAATAGACGAGCATCAACACGACCACGAGTATATCGACCTCCGCCATTCGATGTTGCACAGCCGTCAAACTCCATATCGGAAATGATAAGGATGTTTGCGGGAAGATCACTCTGTTCCATGTTGTTTTTCTTTGCTGTAGTCAGAATGAGATCAAACACCGCCTCGATGTTCGTATTGGCTACCTCGCTGTGTTTAAGTGCAATCTGAATCTTCTCGCGGAGATTCTTACCCTTATTCAAATCAACGAGCTGAGGACGCTCAGAAAATGTAATGTAATTATCCTTGAACTGACCAGAGGAACGCTCTGCAAAATAAATTGCAAGTGCGTTTGCAACAGCCAGCGCAGTGACATTGCCGCCACCTACATTCACAGTCATACTGCCGCTACCGTCTGCAACAACAATGGTATTGCCGCATCCGTTTACGGTATCAGGAAGTGCGCTCCAAAGGGCTTCAAGTGTTTTATCAATAGGCTTCAGACCACGCCAGCCATCGCTATACTTTGCAACAATGTCATGCGGGAAAAGCGTAGACGCATTGATTTTCGTTTCGCCCTTTTCCAAACGGGACAGGAAATCGCGGCGACGATCTTCGTCGTTACGAAGAAACGCGGAATTATAAATCAGATTTGCACGAGACGGAACAGCTTCATATGCAATCTCATCCCAGCGCTTTTCGGACATTTTCTTTTCCACGATATCCAGCTTGGAACGCAGCTTGGACAACACCTTACGATAGTCGCGCTCGGAAATGCCCATAAACTTATAGATCTGCTTAGCATAACGCTTAGCATCAGCAGAATGAGCATTTGCAGACGGAAGCCACTTTGCGAGAAGAGAAATGCTATTGCCATCGCTCAAACTCTGGATATCCTCACGGAGCTGCTGTGCAATAATGTTCAGCACATTAGACGCAAGCTTTGTATCGAGCAAGCACCACAGGTCATCATAGCGTCCATACTCAGGCACAAGGGAAAGCAGCGGAATGATGTATTCCGGATTTTCCTCAGCCATACGCTGAAACACGATGCGGAATAAACGACGCTCACCAAGACCGCCGCGAACATCACGCGCAAAAAACAGCCATTTCATCGCCGTGACCTTATCCTCAAAAAACGCTCTGACAAAACGATTTGCAATATCGTTCGGGGACGCTTTACGAAGAGATGCGACGGCAAAGTTGAGATCCAACAGCTCCTTGCCAGTAGTACGATAGCCAACAGCACCGTTTTCGGTAACAGAAACATTGAACTCATCGTTCAAAGTGCTTTTCATAGCAGACATAAAACCATTCATACTTTCTTCCTCCTTGAATTGTTTAACTAATTTCTTTCTACTGGAAATAGCCTTCAAGACACTTTCTTACATTCGATGCTGCTTGTGTCTTAAAGGAGGGGCGAGACGCAAAAGAGATCCGCTTATTAGGCTAAATGCTTTACTTGCAAATTGCTGTATGCGTCTCATACCGTTACTACCAACTTTATAAGGGGCTGTTTGAACGGAAAAGTCAACTCTACACCCGTGGAACGGCAGGTAGGAATCGAACCTACGATTGGCAGCTTGGATTATGAAATAGCTGTTAGCGAAAATCCACATTTCGCATTTGTATGGCTGCTGTGTTACCGCTTCACCACTGCCGTATATAGATGCCCGTCTCTCCGAGCTGTCACCATTTCTACCCTTTTGTCGTGTCGGTTTAGAATGGTTTAAGCAGTCATTCACGTTGAGCCAGGGGCAGGAATTGAACCTGCAACCACGGGTTTAACAGACCAAAAGAAAATTGCTGTAAGCGGCTTAACAAGTCGCGTTATTACGCGCTCTACCAGTTGAGCTACCCTGGCATTTGGGGCGGTGAAGCTGACTCGAACAGCTCTGTATTGTAAAACTACTTCTGCCAGACGTTCCATGCACCGCAGCGCTACGATACAAGTTCTTCAACAGCCCTGATTTTACTCACTCACACCACATTTATTTCAGTGAGACACCGCATAAGCTCGTGCGGTCAGAATCGAACTGACATATACCAATCGTATCCACGGTGTACTTTCGCAGATGTTACGCACGAATATAGACGCAGAGGGGAGGACTCGAACCTCCGACACTCGGATTCCTTTAACATTGCTGTTAGTGCTAATGCTTAGCACATTTTTTTGTCTGATGCTCTACCGACTGAGCTACCTCTGCATTTTCTATTACATCTTCCCGAAAAAATTGTAGATTGCTCACCATTTCGAGAAGATTATTTAACGGCTTTTGAGAGCTGCGGGAATCGAACCCGTAAGCAGAAAAATTCCAGTTTTCTTAAAGAACATTGCTGTAAGTGTTCGCCGTTCAATACACCTTAAAGCTGCCATCCAGACGCTCTCATTTGTGCCGTACTTGCACGGCAGTAGTGGTCTATCCCACCGTCACACAAAGAAGGAGATGAAAGCCGATCATCACAACGGCTGGTGCTGATGATGGGAGTCGAACCCATAATCCACAATCGGCGGGGGATTTTAAGTCCCCCATGTATACCAATTCCATCACATCAGCATATATCAAGCAAGGTATAGGCCACGCTCCCATACAACAGAAACCAATCTGTTTTGTATTCGCATTCCTGCCATGCAGTTACCGTGAAGAAAGCGGACAAAATAATCAATGATTGCCGGCTTCGATTGCGAACAGACTTTCTCTTTGTCTACTTGCTTTTGTTGGCGGAGTAGACAGGACTTGAACCTGCACATCGTTTCCGATTACTGGCAGTTTAGCAAACTGCTTCCTTACCAATTAGGATTACTACTCCATATCGCACCACAAGACGCTTATCTGTCAAATTTCAAGTTTGATTTTATGAGATTGCTGTTTGCGTCTTTTCAACCTACTTAATCCTGCTGTTCCGCAGGGGCAAGAGTTACACCCTTTGCCTTATACCAGATCTTCGTCCCATCTTCATAGAAGATAAGATACGGGAACTCGCTGTTTCCAGCATCAACTCTCTGAACCACACCATGACCATATTTCTTATCGAAAACACGATCACCAACATTGAACTTCAGCTTCACGATGTTATTCCTCCAAGTTTTATTTCACACGACACATGTACGATATAACCCAAATATATGTAAGAAAATTGCTGTTTGCGTCGTTACAAGTAGCTATTAGGCTACTGGCTGACTTTCTGTTTCCGGAACTTCCAGAAGTTTTGCAAAATTTGCAATGAGTGCAGTATTGTGTGTGCGATTCTTGCTGAGCGCCTGTCGCGTACACGCAAGCTCAGCAGAATACTTATCAATTTCTGCAACCGTGTCATCAATTTCTTGGTTGACCAGCTCCAAACCAGAAATTGTTCTCGTCACAATATCAACCGCTACTTCTGCCTGTGCAGTCAATTCTTGTAGCTTCACTTTCTTATCCGCAAGGATATCACGAACCTTATTTTTCATTCACATCCTCCGATCAGTCAACACCGTCAATGCTGACGATTGCTCCAGAACCAGATACAGTAGGAAGCTCACCATTCCAACGCTCATACTTGATCTTCTCGATCAGATTCGGGGTGAGGGATGCGGCAATCTCACGGTTTGCCTGAGCTTCTGCCTCTGCCTCAATGCGCGTTACCTCAGCCTTTGCATTTGCATCAATGATCTGTTTCTCAGCATTGATTTCGGCAACCTGACGATCCTTTTCGGCCTGCACCTTTGCAGTCTGAGCTTCAATGTTTGCAAGCTCAAGCTCCTGCTGTGCAGTAACCTTTTTCTGGATAGCTGCCGCTGTTTCGTCATCCACACTGATATCGGTGAAATTAACCGTGTCAATGATGATGCCATACTTATCGAACTTATCACGCAAATAGGTGTCCAACTCGGCATTGATCTCTGTGCGCTTGTCACCGAAGATATCTGTGACGGGGTAATTGGCGGAGACTTCCTGCGTCCAAGCAATAATCTTAGGCTTGATAAATGTATCCTTGATCTGTTCACCAGACTTGCCCTTAAAAGTCGTAAATGTTTCAGCAACACGCGCTTCGTCAAATCTGTAAGAGAACTCAAGATTTACGCGAACAGTCTTACCATCGGACGTCGGAATAGAAAAGCTCTCATCGTTCGGAGAGTCGCCCTTTTCCTCGCTTGTAAGGTAGGACTGCTCCAAACCGATAGAATAGGTAGTCACTTTCTTTGTAGGCGCTACAAGATGCCAGCCCTGACTCAGAACCTCACCATCAACACCGCCGTTCATGTTGTACACAACGCCAACATAACCAGTAGGGACGCGCGATGTGCAGCTAAAGCCGAGAATCACGCCACCAAAAATGATGATCGCCAAAACGATAGCACCAACGAAGCCATTCTTTCTCATAGGTTATTTTTCTTCCTTATCTTCAATTTTTTCATCTTTTTCATCCTTTGACATCGCATCGGAAGCATCTTTCAAAAGTCTGTTGGATAGCTTACCGATAGGAATAAACCCAAAGGATAGTAGCAGCCACAAAAGAGCTGCGCCCACAAACACGAGAAGAACAAATATGGGCATTACTCGTTCTCCTTATCATCCTTAGCCTGCGGCTTATGATCCTTCTGATAATCACAGTCCGTAGGCTTGAGAACCGCGACATAATCATCGCCATTGGTATAGGACGAAAGCGGACGAACCTTTCCAGGCTCTTGGTTGCGTCTGCAACCGCACTTGTAAAAGTTGAGGAACTTACAGCCATTACAGGTCAAAGCCTTATCAACCCAGAAGTAACCGCTGTCGTTTCGCTTGTTAGCCATTTCATACACTCCTTAAATTAAGTTAGGATACGGCGAGGCGATTTCGGGGCTGCAAAAATGGAAACAACACTTGTGTTACCCCCCCCGCATCTGAGGTATCCAGCAGAGATCTTCCGCACATAGGACAGTAACGAATACGCATTTGCCGTCCAGCGGTATCATGGAAGATATTCGTTCCAACCTCAATATGTGCGTTCTGATAGCTTCCGTGAGGACTTCCGTGGCTATCGTAAGCCCAGAAAGCACGAGCTTTCTTGCAATACTGACACCCAACCAATCGCATCACCCCTCTCTCATTCATAAGATTAGCTTTGTATCCGCTCAGGAGTTGAACCTGCTCTCAACTGCGTTTCACCGGAAACTATTCGGACATATCTTGTTTAGCTAATTCCTATGTAAAACCTAAAAGGCTTTTCGCCTTTTAAGCTTCCTCGTTGGAGGTGCTATCAGAAAAGAAATGCTGCTTGAAACCTTGATATTCGTGCAAACGCTTGTGCGCTACAGAAACAGATGGATAATTTTCATTAAACAGCTCTTCAAGAAGCGGGATGTTACCAGCCTCAATTCCACCGTTTTCCTGTTCATACTCATGCGCACGGCTGAATATGCCAGACCAATACACCTTATCGTAATTAAAGATGTTTGCCTCTTCATTGCCAGCCAGACCGAAATTGCGAATGAAGATTCTCATTACTTTAGGCACATCTACATGTGTCGAGCGGGCAGTGCGGAACAGCCATTCGGACGTTGTATACTTCAAACGAATGACACCCTTTGCCTGAGATTCGTAATCAACCGCGTCACGATAATCGCAAAGATACGCCATAATCGTGCTATTCGGAACGATTGTTCGATCTCTGAATTTTACACAATCGTCTTTAATATCATCTTTCTTGACTTGAAGTGCATCTTCGAGGCGTAAACCAAGCCACGCAAAGTAAATGGCGGAGATTTGAAGAGCAAAAACGCTATCATCAACTTTCTCAGCAGCCCACAAGGTAGATTCAATCGCAGATTGTAACGACTCAAAATCCTTGAAATACTTGCTGTCGTAAACATGATTTGCGTTAATTACATTGTATCGAACGGCATAAAGGTTATCGACATACTCTTTTTCAAGAGCGCCCTTTTCTCGCAGCCACTTCAAATACCTCCCGATTCGGCTTTTTGTAGGAAGCAGGACATTGGGGCTTGTGATATTCAGCTTTGAGATCAGTTCAATATATTCTGCTTTTGAATACCCATCTTCCAGATTCTTTCCGATTTCACCCTCTGCCTTTGCGACACGCCCCCAAAATGCAATTACCGCATTTGCGGATTGTTCAGATACCTTTGCAGTATCAGAGGCAATATACTGGCTACGGTAACTACTGTTATCCACGCGCCACCCTCCTATTCAAATTATAAGTTGTTTAACTTGTTCCTTACAAGTGATAGTATAGCGCAGCGGAAGCCGTTTGTCAATAGGAAATTGCTAAATAAGTTTTATTTTTTTGCTTCGCGCCACGCCATATATTTCTCGTGATAATATGTAGAATAGTCATCGTCTAATCCACAACAACCACATTGAAAAAACCTGTCCAATACAGCAGCAATCTCATCATTGCTGGCCTGAACAAAAACACGATCACGAAATGTCGTTCCATCAAACGGGAATACATCAACATAAGCAATGATGCGAATTTGCGCCGGCTGAACATTAAAAGAGAACCCAGCAGAAACTTGTTTTACAATCTGCTCATATAATGCGTCATGAGGGAATGCCATTCTTCGACATACGGCGTTCATGATGTCCAAAAGAAAATCTCCCCATAATACCCCAAAGTACGGAAGAACAATCTTATCGGGCTGTGCGCTTTCCATACCAAAATCCTCTGCTCTCATCTTATACTGCTCTGAACCGTTTAATACATTCATCCTGATACACACCCTCCAATATTGATTATCATGTTGACAACCGTGAAAATATGGTCTATAATTTCAACCATAGCGATAATATCTTATCGACACTACGCAGTATAGCAGAATATCTTATCGCTGTCAATAGAAAAGCGTGAAAATATTATCTGCATTGGAGGACAACCATATGGAATCAATTTTGTATCTTAGAATAAAGGAGCTTTGCGCTGAGCGCGGGATCACTATGGCAAAATTGGAAGAAGATCTCGGAATCGGGACATCCTTAATCCGCAAATGGAAAACAAACACTTCACCATCTATTGATAAAGTTAAGATCATTGCAAAATACTTTGGCGTTTCGTCTGATTACTTAATTGGACTATCAGACATTCCGTCATCTGCGGAAGAACTGCTATCGGACGATGATTTTGTATCCTTGCAGCGAGCAAAATCAAAAATGTCAGCGCAAGATCGTGAAAAAATGATGAAGATGATCCGTCTTGGCTTTGAATATGCCTTTAAGGACGAGAATTAGTCCGCTTTATTGGACACCGAATATGATATACTACATCCCACTGGAGGTATATATCCGTGATTAGATATCCTTACATATACAATCAAGTATTGCAAGTGTATAGGGGAATGGACAGCATTTCATTCCCAATTTGCACCTGCGATATCCTTGCACAGTTACCAAACTGTAGAGCGCTGACCTATCAGGAATTTGCTTCAATCAACCAGTGTACCGTTCGGGATGTAATCATTCTGTGTGAAAGCAAGTCTGGATGTACGCACTATGACATTGCGAATGACCGTTATCTCATCCTGTGGAATGAAGATTGTGCTGATAACAATGTCGATGGAAGAAGATTATGGACAAAAGCACATGAGCTTGGGCATGTCATACTAAAACACCTCCCACTCGTTGCAGAGCCAATGCTCGCGGAAAACGGCTTTAATAACCTAACCGCTCCGGAATTTGAGGCTGAAGCAGATCAATTTGCAGCCACATTACTTTGCCCTATGCCGCTATATGAAACGCTTGGCATTGAATCTTCGTCAGATATCAAGCGTGTATTCGGTCTATCCAAAGAAGCGTCAGAACACCGCTGGTCTGAATATGTGAAATGGACAAGATATCACCGAAAAACCGCCTGGGAAAACGACATGCGCCGTGTATATCTCCAGAAGAGAATTGCTAACTAACCCTACTGAAGACTCCACCGCAGCACTCACGAAGAATAGCTTCGCATGTCTGTCCGAGTTGAACAGTGCCATGACAAATCGGCTGTCCGTTAGCTGATATCACATATTTTCCATCTCTCACAGAAACCGTCCAGATATCCCTCATCCGCTGCGTTACACCATTCACTTTACACATTCTTACGAAAGTCTCTTCCATATATGTTCTCTTTCCGCCTCCCCATTTGGGGAGGCTTTTTTATTCGATTTTTCTTGACGCTTCCAGCTCTTTTGCCAATTCCTTATGCGCTTCAGCTATTGTATCTGCCGACAAAACGAACCGCCCCATAGCGTCAACAACCTCAATATGTCCTCCGCGATGGATGAAAGAGTAGCCCATATGACACCTCCGATATTGATTTGCTAATTCCTTTACTAAGATAAAAGACTTTTTGTGTCCTCCAATATATCTACCCACAAGATATTGTACTTGCTTACCGCATCATGCAATTTCTTGTTCGCCCCATCGGATATGGAACTTCCCATTCTCATCCATCTCGCGCGACATCAGAGCAGACAAGAGATTGTAGTCCACGCCGAACCGATTATAGATTTCATCCAAGTCGGTGTCTTTTCCGCGCATGAACATATTGATCTTTTCCTTAGCGAGTACCATTTGCATCTGGTTTGACTCAATACTACCAAGATAGGTAACAAAATAAATATCCTTCATCCGCTCAGAAGTAAAACGAATAAAGCGCATATAAAACTGGCTCATCCGAGAATTGTTGTAGTGCAGCTCAGGAATTATTACCTTATCCACATATTCAAAGCTTACAGAACTCGGCAAGCTTTGCTGTGTACAAAGTAGGATTCCATTCTTGCTTTCTTTTAATGTCTTGCGCAACGCTCTACGCTTTGCAAGCGTGGTTGTAGATCCAGTAACAACAAACAAAGGTCTGTCTGGCATAATCTCTCGAATTGCCTTTGCATAGGCATCAACAACAACCTTGTGCCGTACACCGATAGCCACGATTTCTCCGCTCATGCTCTGCAGCATCTCAATCACCTTTGCAATTTTCGTCGGCAAACCGCCGTCGTACTCACGAATTGTATTAGGGGCTGCACTGATTCTAAGCAATAGCGTAATTTGCTGAATAAGCCGCATCATGGAATCCTTACGAGAATTTCCGGTCGAAGCGAAATAATTGCCACGCATAACATGAAATTCTTCAATCGCTTTGGTGTAAACTGCACGTTCGCTTTCCGTAAAACGAACAGGAACTTGATGAATACGCTTGATATCTCTGCCAGAGATTTCTTCCAGCGTCCGTGTAATCACAAATCTGGAAAGAATGTTATCCAATTCGTCCGCATTATAAATATCTTGCGTTCTCTGTCCAACACCAAAGACCGTAATCTTCTCCGGAAGGTGAGAATCCGCAAAAAGGTTATACCCCTTGTGATATGCGGGGATAGGCTGTCCATAATACGGATTCCCGTACACATGAAGCCCTTCTTCAACACCGTCTTTCTTACTGGCTCGGTCATAATGATAAATCGTATCGCACCAAGAAATCATGTTGAACGAATTGTTGTAGGCCAATTCCAACTGCGGCGCAAACTCACTGATATTATTCCGCGTACTTGTACCAGTCATCTCCAGCTTGAAACGGCAGCGACGAAAACAATCCAGCACAGACTTCGTGCGCAAACTGGATGGATTCGTCATCTCGTCGCTCTCATCAAAGCAGAGTGCAATATTTTGATTATGAATCCTTACCCAGCGCTTTACTTGTTTGCGATATTTGCCAAGCTTGTTCAGTGTGATGAGGACAAAATCTCCACGCTGCACCTTATCAAGATCAGCAAGCTTGTTCACCATGATATATCTGATTCCAAAATTAGGGAGCATGACATCCCATGTGTTCTTGATTGAGATTGCGGAAGAGACAACAAATGTGCAAAACGCATTTTGTCGCTCCGTTCGGTACTGACCAATGGCAATGCCGGCAAGTGTCTTGCCGCAACCCTGTTCCCACTGCAAAAGAGCATACCGCTTTTGCAGTACAAGATTGATGTCGTGCTTTTGCAAATCGTTCAGCATAATATCTTCCTCATTTTCTTCATCATGCAGAACAAAACCATCCAACCACGACTTAATGTCGGCATCCTCAATCATTTCAGAAAACTTTTGCTGTTCAACACTGTATTCATGCTGCTTGCGGCGCATAAGCCGAGCATAACGCCCATACTGCTCAGTATCTTCTTCACTGATAGCAATATCATAAATCGGAGTAGGCTTTTTCATCTCATCCGATAATTGACGCGCCATTTTAGGGCTATATGCCTTATACACAAGATCATAGTCTCGTTTCACAAGGCAAATCTTGTCCTCATACCGAGCGGGGTGCTGATGCTTTACGACATTCCGCAAATAGGCCAGCACTTTTGCTTCTGTTAGACGAACACGACACCACTCATCATAAGACATACTTTCTGGCTGCTTCTCCGTATAGTAACGGTTAAGATATTCACAGCATTTCGTGTATTTTTCTTTTAGATTTGGATGCGTTTTAATTGTGTATAGGTATTTCTTCACCTTGTACAAAAACTCAGCGGACGAATCATGATCTCTTGCGAGTTCCAGTAAAATGTGAGAGCGATTTTTTACGAATACTGCCTGAGCATCTGCTACGATCTGTTCGCGAACCTTTCTGACCATAGCTGCGTTCATGCTATCCACTTGCAAAGTCATCTTTGTGGAATACGGCTTCTGCGTCCATCCATCCATATCACTATTACGCTGCCAAAACTGCACCTTTGTTTCGTAATCGGCAACACCCATTGATGCGAAAGTATCTGCACGAAGCATAAACTGACCAAGAAAACTGAAATGCTTTTCCATCTCCTTAATCAATCCGCTGTCACTAAAGTCATCCGCCAGAAATGACTTCGGGACAACGAGCGCCATAATGCCCATAGGTTTCAGCAAAGCCGCAGCTTTCTGGCAATAGTAAAGCTGAGAAAGAATCTGTGCGCCATCCACCCACCAACGAAGATTGAAAGGTGGATTTCCAACAACATAGTCCAGCTTGATACCAGGCTCATAACTGCGAATATCTCCACAGGTCAAATTTGCTTTTGGATATAGATAATGCGCAACCTTATAAGCTTTCGCATCCAATTCGCAACCATAAGCGTTTGCTTCCATTGGTGCATAATTGAAAAAATTGCCCATTCCACATGTCAGATCTGCAAAAACATCCTGATTGCCCAACGATAGACAATCCATGATAAATTTGCACACGCTATCCGGTGTGAAAAATTGCCCATTTTCAATTTCTTTCTTTGCGCTGGAGTATTCGGAATAACTGCTGTAATCAGAATAGCGCAGACCATGCAATCCGCCATCACCAGTGTAAGCGTTATAGATATCCTCGCAGGTGATACCAGAAGACTCAGCCAAATCGTTATCTACAAGATAAAGAATCTTATCATTTAATTCGCGGCGACTATCTTGTGGAATCGACTGACCTAAATATTTGTATTTCATGCTACACCTCCAATACACTATAACTACCCACTGATATATTGATTTGCTTACTTCTTTTTAAGGCGAATCACAAACACATCAAAAAATGTATTGCAGCTCTCAATCTCGCGATCTGCCAAAGATACAACAGAACGAAGAACCTCTCCGATAAAACCGCAGGCGACCTCTTTTTCGCCATCATAAACGGACAATCCATTACAGAAACACAAAATGTTGTTATACTTCAAATCTCGCAGACGGCTACCCTCTGCAACACGAAGAAAACAATCATCCGTACAGCAAAGAGCCTTGTTTTTCTCACAGCTTGTAATACACTTTCCCATATATACCTCCTAATCGTCCTGACATAGCGCCATAAACGCCGGTTTGGATTTTTCCTTGATTTCCCTCCATACATCGTCCATCGCAAGTTCATGTGTGAAAACCGGTCGCTGTAAAAGCTGCTCCACATAAGTCTGAAACTCCGAAAAGTCACACATCAATACGCCAGTATAAGCCGATACGATAAGCCGTTCTTGTTTCGTCATAATATACCTCCATTAAAGTTCGTTTCCAAGAAATGTTTCTGCAAACTCACGGGCGAATGCCTCACTGGTAAAGCGAATATCCACGCGACCGTTTTTGAAACATTTGACACTCTTCAGCTTCTCCAAGCCAAGCTGCATTTCCGTGTTATAGGTTGTCCAATTATATCCAAGCAAGGTATTAAGAGTCCAAGGAATGCTGCTGGTATCGCCACACTCAAAATATGCCAGAGCGCGAATAATATTTTTCATTCCATCGGTAAGCTGAATCTCATGTTCACCGTGGTAATACTCTTCGTGCCAGCTATCAAAGCTGCAAGCATAGTGAGAAAAGGAAATGACCGCCTTTTTCTGCTCATAACACTTATTCCCGTAATACCTGTTCCAAGCGGCATCATGAGCTTTCTGCTTCAACTCGTTCAGCGCCTTTTCCTGGAACGAGAAGCCGCCAAGCTGAATGAAAATCTGATCGAGAATATCTTCGTACTTCAACTCCGTGTTTTCTACCGCACCATAATATTCTTTGTATTCAGCGCTGTTATACGACGAATAGCGATCTGGCTCTTTCGGAAGAAGCACTTCTTCAATTTTGTCCGTTTCCAACGAAACCTTATATGTTCTCTCGAAGTAGGAAACAAGGGCGCTAATAAGAACACGGTGCGAATTACGCAAGCTGTTCGTGATATCATGAGCGTGTACGCTATCCCCAAGGAAAAACGACCTGTCATACATCTCATCTTTAGGAACAACACGAGAGATAATCGACTGCTGCTCATTCAAAGATTCTTCGACATATTGCCGCAAAGACTTCAATGCTGCACGACCTTTGACATAAGCCTCGTGATAAGCCATGCAAAATTCACGATCATGCTCCGAAATACGAGCGTCTGCTTTTACCTCAATGCTATTAAACTTATCAAGTAAACTCATATACAACCTCCATTATCTACTCTCATTTACAGCCTGACGATATGCACGGTACGGATTACAGTTTTCCGCGTACCATTTTGCATACGCCGTTTTACAACCATCATAAGTCAGCTTGACTACCAGAAAAACAAAACACAGTACAGCCAATGTTCGTACCTCCTATGTTTTCATTTGAGATCGGAGCGGGCATTGCTGCCAGTCTCAATCTCATACTGATCTGCAACCCGCTCGCCGCCTGGAAAACGATAGACTGGAAATTCGCCGTAGTCCAAGCTAACCAGAACGCCGATATACCCATCGTATGTTTTAACATACTGCGGGAACTTCTGCGGAATCAGCTCATAATCAGATGCCTGTTCTGCTGTCAGAGGATTTTCATAATCAATATACCCATACGCCAGCCGACCGACCGCAGGACAAAACATCCGTCCATCATATGTGTCAAAATTTTCAACAGTAACCACCTTGTTATCAGATGGCTTCGGAAAAGCACCAGGGGTAAGCGGACGCTGCGTACTAAAATATCTCATTTCAGACCTCCATCCTTTTTTGCAAATCGAACCAAATCAACCGTAGGAATCAGATACCCGATGTTTTTCGCATACTTCTTCATGAAGTACACCTTTCCGCCTCGCTGCACAATCCGTCCATCGAACCCTTTATAGGTCATCCGCTTTCCATCAAGCTTTTCTGCGATGACCTTTGCATCGGATTCCAGCTTGTCGTTATTCCACGCAACAGTAAACTGGACTGCAACATCCAGTGCGTCACAATCCATAAAGCGCTTTACCATCAGAGAAAGAACAGCACTGCAAATCTCAACCCGTTTCTTCGGCGTATGGCGCTTGTTAAATGTAAGCGTAAAATAGGTGTAGTCTCTATCGTCATCAGAATGGATGCGATGCGTCATGTAGAGGGAGTTACACCAAAAGAACAAATCCCAATCGGTACTGTCAAAGCAGAGTCTCTTTTCCAGCTCCTTATCATACTGGAAACAAACATATTCCTTTGCAATAGCGTCCATAACGCCGTGCATAAAAGCATTAGCAGCTTCAACGCTCATATCGGCAACGCTGATCTGAAAACGCAGGCTATGAAGATCCTCTTCGGCATATCCATTTTCAATCAGCCAATCAATATCGGCTGGCAGATAAGAACGATCATGTCTGATAGTCATAAAAAAACACCCTTTCGTATTTCAAGTAGTCTCTTCACTATAACTACCTTGTAAAAACCATATTTGCTCACCAAAGCACAAAAAAAGACGCTGGAAAAATCCAGCGTCTTTCGCGTTGTATTTAGTTAATCGTAGATGAAGTTTTCTCGTCCGATATACTCACCAGCCACATAATCCTCGTCGGAAACACCGGAATACCAGACTAAATCCCCGTGCTTTTCTATCTTAGAAATCAGGCGTGTCATGCAATCCTCTTCGTCAAATCCGCCGACCTCAATTTCTTCATCATCAGCATATCTGCCAATCATTTTCCACGGATATAAGACTTTCATAATACTCTCCTTACTGCCAGAGACTTTCAATCCCAAAGCTGAAACGAATAGCCTCATCTTTCAGGCCGCTCAAAAATACGGTATCTGCCAGTGCATTCATTGCGGAAAAGATTTTTAACTCGCGCCCACGAAGGGAAGAAAGACGTCGCAGCTCCATCGAAACGACCACATTCGGTCTGGACTGAGACGGCTTGTCAATGTCAACACAAACGACCTCCATGCTATGATCGTTCATCCACTGAGCTGCAAGCTTTAGCTTTTCATATCGCTGCATCTTCGACAGATCAGCAACTCTTCCATTGAAAAATTCGTTGTCAGAAAGAATACGATCAAGCTCTTCGTCATCAAAAAAATCTCTTACATCGACATCAGACTGCTTTGAACGCTCCAGCTTCTCCTGATATTCTTCCTCAGCCTTTTTCTTGGCCTGCTCAATCCGTTCACCAAAAGTCACTCGAATCACCTTGTTTCCGTTCATGTTACCTCCGCATTATATCATCATTTCCGTTTTACTTCAAGAATTGCTTAGGCATCTTCTCCCATAAAAGTCACGCCGATAAGCCTTGCAAAATCATTCCGTAGGGTGCGTACCTCGTCCATGCGCTTGCAGACCTCCACAGCATTCTGCGGGCGCACATCCGCATATTTCTCTTTCAAAAACTTGTACTCATTATGTAACGCTGTCGTTACAGTGTCTATCTCTTCTCGTGTAAGCTCTACGGTATAAGCCAGACATTTCGATTTCATCGCAACCCCTCCATTACGCAATTTCTTTTATGGCGCGAACGATACGCGCTCGTTGTGTATTTTCGACTTTCGTGTAAACTGCCTCACCGTTTCCAAATACAGCAGAACAATAAACCTCATCAAACCCATATTCTTTCGCAAGCATTTTCAAAATTCGATTGATCTTATTGATCTCGCTGTTATACCGGCGAATTGCTACGCTACGGCATACATCAAAGTAATAATGGCAATCGTCATTATCATACTCATTCGGATCATGCTTTTCCTCCACATAAAACTGAACCCCATAATACTTTCCGCCCATAGTTGAAATAGAATGAAATTCAAGCTTTGCATTTGCGTCATTTAGCCGCGTCTCCATCTCTTCCACGAACTCAAACGCCGCCACCTCATCCAGATATGCTTTTCGCTCTGTGGTTGCGCCGCAAATAGGACACACACCATCTTCTCCATATGTATTGCAAGCTGGACAATAATCCACCTCAGAAACGAAATCTCTCACATAGAGAGGGAAATTCCTCATCGTATTAAAGTTTGGCATCGACATATTACCGCCTCCTATTATATCTACCCATTCAAATAGGCTTTTGCCCACCGAAATGTAATTTTTCTGCCGACTGCCCAATAGGGCAGTTTCGTCTTACTTTCCAAAGACTCGTCAGGGCAGTTTTACCATACAGCTCTCCAGCCAGGCTGAGCGATCTGCTCATCAAGCTCACGCTCACGCTGCTCCGCTTCGACCAGCTCGCTTTCCTCTGCAAAATCAGACGAGTCAAGATCATAAACTTCGACACCGACATCGGCATCGGAATACACCGCCTGCACCATCCCGCCGTGAACTTTAATAGCAATATTGGCATCAAGCTCTTTTTCTTCAATGCGCCATGCCTCTACATCAGAACCGTCTCGAATAGAAGCATTCATATCAGAAAACTCGCAGCAAGAATCGTCGGTCTGATTTTCAGTATCGAAATTCCAGCTTTCGATAGTCTTCTCATAAATCTTTCTCATTTCGGCCTGCGCCGCTTCCAGTGTCGAGAAAAGATCGACAGACGAACCCCAAGCAGCATCCGTATCCTGTTCGTGAATCAAAAGAAAAAGCTTCATTTTATAACCTCCAAATGCAGCGGACAATCTTCGTGCCGCTGAGTTAAGTATTTCTTTTTTAACTCATCAGAATAGCCCCACTTCCGCTTTTTCAACGGAAGATAACACCAGTGACAAGCGCAATCCTTACAGCTATCCGGAATTGCATCTAAACATGTTTTGAACCAGATAACACGGTTTTCTTCCATATTACACCTCTCTACGAAAAGAGCCGCCCGAATGGGCGGCTCTCAATCACTGTTTATCGTGCGCAAACAAGCTCTGTCATACGATCAAGCATCTTGTGACCATCCATAATTCTGTTCCAGTTGTTTTCACGGTAGCTACCGGTCTGACGGCGCGGTGCAGAATGAGAAATCATATCGCTCATGGCATTCACAACACCCCAACCAGTGTTAAGGAACTTCATGATATCAGGGCGGAAGTAGCAGATCATGAACTCGTCTTTTGCCTTTTTCACGCTGTTCTTCTTGCGCTCGGTATCGTCATCATCAACAGGAAACATCTCGTCAAGCAGCTTATCAAGCTGTTCGTCGGTGATCGTCGTGTTTGCAAGGCGATCTGCGCAAACAGCAAGCTCATCCATGTAGGCATCTGCAAGCTGGAGACACATACGCGCTTCCTGCATCTTTTCGTCGATATTGCCGACGTGCTTTGTTGCCCACTGACGCTTCGCGCTATTCAGTGCAAGATTCAAAGTGTTGTTGCAAACAACACGAATCGGAGTCATGCAGACACGGATAGAACCGCTGCCGTCGTGCGTATTTGAGAAACAAAGGTACGGCTCAACCTTATCCCCAACGACCTCACGCTCAGGCATCTTTGCCAGCAGCCAAATCTTCTTGCCATTCTGCAAGCTACCAGCGGTTTCATAGCGAACATCCCCGCCGATCAGCTCATCGGTAAAGCTGAAAGCGTCTTTATTCTGTACGATCTGATAGCGGTCAGAGACAACACCAAGCACACGACCATCCGTGCTGCGGACATTCGCCTTGTAATTCTCGATCTTTGCGCCGCCGCAAACCTGAATGTTTCTCTGCTTGACCTCCCAATCAAGGCCGGCCATTTTCAGCGCGTCAGCGCTATTCAACGCCTCCTGAACCTCAACTCCCAGGCCGTGCCAAGGCTTCTCACGCACATAAAACATAGTTTCAACATTCGCTGCCATTTTTGAATCCTCCTTAAAGTAGAAAGTAGTTTGTGATGATTGTTTTGGGCTTTCTATTATATCTACCCCTAAAATTTCGGCTTTGCTTACCAGCCGTTGAAATTATTTTTTATACGGGAATGTAGCTACAATGTTGCATTTTAGCTCCAGCGTAACCGTATCTTCCGGAACGCCAAGCGCCGCACAAAGAGATGCCCACTTATTTTCACTGGTGAAGTCATCTCTCCACAGCATCAAAGATTTTCTGCTTTCGATTACCTCAGACTTCTTTTCAATCAGCTTTGCAGCAGCATGATATCCGTCACGATACAGAACATTTACAATATCTTTTTCTGTCATTTATTCACCCTCACTATCTTCGCATAGCGCAATAACATCCGAACGAGAAAAACCATTTTCCTCAGCGGCCTGCCAGTCATCATCCGTAAAGTCTAAAACCGAACCGATGCAGCTATGATAGTCCATGATTGCATATGGAAGTCCATCATCTGTCCACTGCCAATCAAGCTTTCTATCACGCTTCAAATATATTGCTTTTGCCTCTTCGATTTTATTTCTCAGTGTAAAACCACTCATTTAATCACATCCTCATCTATAAGGATTTCGGAGTATATGATCTCAGCAGCAGAGCAAAGCTCAGCGCGTTTCATCAGCTTTTTCATCATATCGGTGGGATTCTGAGCGGAAATTACATATCCACGAGAATAATTGCCCATTTTGACAACGACGGAGTATTTAGAAAGGAAATGCTCTTCCTCAAACTCTTCTCGTGATACACATTCCACCACATCTTTCCCACAAGACGGGCATTCAGTAAAAGTAAAACCCCCGATATGCTCATCGTGCAGCTTATCGGGAGAAAAGTACGAACCACAATTTTCACAAGAAATGATATGCCCATTGTTGCATTCATCCGGAACGCAATCACAACAAACAAAGTATTCGCTATCCATACCCTCGTTGACAACGACACCTTCGCAATTTTCTTCATCAAAAGAACATCCGCAGATCTTACAAGTTTTCATTGAAAACACCTCCTATTATATCTACCCTCAAAAATTGAGTTTTGCTTACTTACAAAATGAAAAATGGGGTATGGTTTTTGATTTCGCAGACACCATTCCAAAACTGCGCCGCTTTTTAGCCGATGATCTTCTTCATTTCAAACACCTCCGATCAATTCATCCAGCACCTCCGCAGAAATATGTAACGCCTGCGCAAAATCTTTCGCTTGTGCCGCATAGCGATCTTCATAATATCCGCGCTCCATATCCGTCTTTGCATCGTCCTTGCGCTTGCGCAAATCCAGCAAACACGGCTTTACAATGCGCTGGAAATAACCATCAGGAGCTACATTGACCTTTTCGATATCATTCATACACGCACCTCTTATCTCAGATATGATACGGCTCGATTCCACGCTCAACCGTTTCACCTCTGAAACAGTGTCCGCAATACTCCCAGATACCGTTAGGCCATTCACCGCCGACCTTACGGAAAGTTTCGTAAGTATCTCTCCATCTGCCAGTCTTTTCATCCATTCTGGCAGAATACGGCTCGCCCATCTGGGAGCAGTCTGCCCGCATACAAGCGGGCGGCACACAATCCATTGCAGCATCTACGATTGCCTGCTCCACATAGTCACCAACCTTTACAGCTTCATATGTGAAATTATCCTGCTTCCAGACAGGCTTACCATCAAACATGTATCACGCCTCCATCGTGCCAGCCGCCGCAGCAGCAGCGGCAGCTTCCTCGGCCTGCTTCTTACGCTCATAGCGGCGCAGACGCTTCTCAAACTCCGCATCGGAATCCATCGGATAGTTACAGCCCTTGCCGATACCCTTACCGACGATCTGCTTGCTGGGTTTGGCAGCGGCGATCTCCGACTTGAAAATCGTGCCGTGCATACCCGCAAACTTACCGAGACCAGACTTGTTGAGATTGACAGACATTTTTGAATCCTCCTTTAATTTTTAGGTTTCCCTATTACAACTACCCTCCAAATGGAGCGGTTGCTTACTGAATTTTTGATTTTTCTTTGATAAACGCATCGAGACGATCTTCTACATGGTACATGCGAACAAACTCACGCATCAGCTCTCCAGTTGCATTCAATCGCTCATTTTTCTCGCGCAAAGAGCGGATTTCTTTCTCCAGCTCTTTATTGACCGTGGTGCGGAGATAAAAGCGCAGTGTATTCGGCGGCTCGATAAACGATTCTCTTTGACAAACGCCATCTACAAAAATCTGCTCAAAGAGCTTGATATCTAAAAAGGACTCGTCCACAAGACCGCGCATATAAAATTCGAGCGCATTGTCCAGAGCATCAAACTCTTTTTTCTGATATTTCTCCCACGGCTCGCCATCGTTATAACGACCGCCGATAATATAGGCGTAGTTCTTTTTATCTGTAACAAATTCCGCAGTATATTTCGTTTTGACCTTTTTATCTCCATCAAACGAAGTCATTCAGCATCTTCCTCCAGACCTTTCAACATTTGTAGTTGCTGTTCATGTATAAAACACAGAATTTTATCCATCCATATTCATTGTGCAAAATATACAATAAATCGCACAAAATCATCGTAAAAATGTTCATTTTGCTTGAGTTTTCGCCGTTTTTGTGCTATTATTAGAGCATGAAAGGAGCGTACAACAAATGAATAACAATACAAAATGTGATCTTGCTCTTCGCATCCGCCAGTTAAAAGCAGCTTTGCAAATCTCTTTCCGCGACATCCAGTTCATCAGCGCATACCACGACAAGATTCTGCTTCCGTATACCGGCGATCTTCCACAGGTCATCCAGCAATACATCATCAATGACGCACTGGAAACTTGCTACACCGTTAAAGAGATGCAGAAAATGCAAGCGGCTCATTCAGACACCTTTTGGAACATCATTTCTGACTGTCATACATATATCGGGCTGAAAACATCGCGCAGCAAGCCGATCATCGTTTTTCAGATCAACTACATAACGAAAAGCGGCTATGAATCCGAACAGTTTTTCGTTGCAGAGGCAAGCCAAAAGCAAATCACAAATACACTAAACCGATTTTTCAATCGAAAGAAAACCGGCCTGCGATCTGATATTTGCTCTTGCTTTGAACGACAGCATGTCGATTTCAAGCGGCGCTTTGCCTCCACATTATAACTACCGATAAAAACTTGATTTTGCTTACCAAGCAACAAAAAAAAGCCTGAGATATTCTCAGGCTTTTTCCATTTCCTTCTCAAACGCTTCTCTTCTTTTTCGCTCGATCTCTTCTACCTTATGCGGAAGTCCGTTATACATTTTCGCATACTCGGCTGCATCACGACGCTTTTCAGAAAAGCTACCAGAAACGGGAACATGCTGGTATCCTCTCATATGTGCATACCAGAGACCGGACTTTCTATCTTGCGATACGATATAATTTTTCATAGCAGATGACGGGCTTTTCTGAGCGCATCCATCTTTTTCGTCAGCCCTACAATGGTAAATACGCCGGTCAACGGTTTTCCTAACTCCATGTGCCGATAGACAACGGAAAATGTAAACACCTCACTATTGTATTTTTCATTAGACATGGCATCCAATTCCGCCTGCGTGTAGCGCTTATCTTTAATCTCATAATAACGCACACCGCTATCTTTCTCAAAAAACTCTCTCATTTCTTGTACTGTAGCTTTGATTTTAATGTGGCTTTCCATTTGGTCACGCATCCTTTCTAACCGCTTCAATCAACTGATTCATATACTTGTAAATGACGGTCGATTGATTTTTTCCGCTCATATGTCCGCCGCTCATCTTTCCATCTTTGACCGTGATATCCAACAGACTGCTATTGATCCAGCCTTGCGTTTTAATCGGGATTTTTACACCATATTGACGCGCCAGATAATTGAAAATGCTGTACGAGCTACTGTCATAACGCCCTTTGAAGATTTCAACATCAAAATTGACCAGACGTCCGCCATTCTTCAAAGTTTCAATGGCCTGAGCGATCTTCTTTTGTGCTGCTTCGTTCCGCTCGTTCACATAAGCGGCTTCTTCCGCCTCACGCTTTGCCCGCTCTGCTTCACGCCTTGCTTTCTGTTTCTCTGCGAAAATCTTCCGCGCTTCAAAGCATCCAGGAACGAGAGATTCATCCAAAAGCTTTACCAACTCGATATAGATAAGACTGATATACGAATTGGTGCTGATGCAATCTCGTATCATTGCCAAAAACTCACCATCAGAGCCGACACGATAGCGCCGAACCTGTCCTTCAACAAGCTCCAAGCTATCATCCTCCGCCGCCGTGCCGACCAGTAGACCAACTCCGTGATCTTCCAGATACAAATACAAATCGCAAGCCGCATAACTGCGCGTGTCGCTCTTTTCCAACCTGCTCATATAGATATTTCCGAAAATCGGAGCAACTTCGATATTATGAACAATCGGCTTCGTGCCGTCCGCATTATAGACAATCATCCGTTTTTTCTGATATTCGCTATTGATTTCACTCAGCAGCATTTTTATCACCCTTTCTATTATAACTACCTATCGAAAATGACCTTTGCATACTGTCCTACAAGTTTTTTACGAGTACACGACCTCACCGAAAACCGCGTTTTGCAAAATCTGATCTGCCACATCCGCATCAAAGTCATCCATATTCAGACCGTGCATAGAATCGGCATAAAGTCTAAAACCGGTCAGCAGCTTATCCAGTGTCAGCTCGTGATCTTTGTCTTCTTCACGATCATAAATCGTAAGCTTTTCGCCAGCTTCCAAAATTTCCGCTACGATCTCTTCATAGCAAATCATCCGATCTTTCTTTCCACGATGCAAAATGCGATTTCGTGCCGCTTCATAATCCTTTTCGTTCCAGCAAATTTCCGTCCAATAATCAAAGCCGCCGCCCTCGCAGGCCAGCAGATTCACAATGTCATCCGTTGTAACAATAATCTTGATTTCAAAAGAATGTTCCGCCATCGTGGACACCCCCAACAAGTATTTCTATTATATCTACTCATAGAAACAAGCGTTTGCTTACCACATACGCAAAAAAAATAGGCGGAACAGATTTCTCCATTCCGCCAGATTTTCAAAACTTATTCAGATGTTTTCTATCTCATATCGCATAAACAAGTTCCACGCCATCGCGTTCTGCAAAGAACGCCTCCGCAACGGGACAGTCACTACATAAAGCGCGGTTACATTCGCCAGGAAAACGGCAGGCATATCCGCAAATATCAGGCTTTTCCCGTTTCTTGTGCAAGAGAATCCGCTTTCCGGTCAACTTCTCCGCCACCAGCTTTTTCAGATAGTTTAGCGCGTAGTTATCCGTGTCAAACACCTGAGAATCTACTTTCCAGTCCCACACATTCCCGTTATGCACGGGACGCTCTGTGACCTCGATCTCTTTTCCGTTAGACAGGTGAATGATATAGAAATTTTCTGCGACCTGCTCAGCGTTGAGATATTCTTCGACATACATTTTCATGACCGACATGATTCAGCCCTCCACGATGAATCCGTTATGACAAAAGCCCGTCTGATCTGTGATATAGTCGGAAATTTCCTCAATATCCGTCATTCCATCCGGAATATCAATTTCCGTTGGTAAAGACTCCATATCCTCCGGTTCATCGACATCCCACTGGATATGCGTTGCTTTTCTGTTCCGTTTCATCCGATGTTTCAACCCCCATTTTATTTTTAGCGTTCCTATTATATCTACCAGTGGAAAAATGGACTTGCCTACCTTTACGAAAGATTTTCTTTGTTTTCTTCCGCCCAAAATGCTGTCAGCGCATCCCAGAATGCTTTCTGTTCCTCCGGTGTAGCATCGCAGCCATTTTCAACCGTATATTCTACGGTGTCATCCAGCGACCAGCCGGCTTCCAGCTTTTCCGCCGCGCCTTGCAGCTCAAAATAATTGAATGTAAAGCGCTTACCAAAGTTAAAAAGCTGTGTTGCAATCTCTTCGCCGCGACGCTGTTTGACAAGCAGCAGCGCTATATAATTCTTGTCGTAAAAATCCGCCGCCGCTTCCGTTCCGTCCTGATCTAACTCCGTCGCATATTCCGCCCAGGACTCCACGACATCATCCGCCGCTTTCAGCAAAAGACTCTTGATTCTGTTTTCAAACTCTTTCCGCTGCATGAGTTATCGACCTCCAAGAACCCAAGGATTATTTAAGGCGTTCATGTGTGCGTTCATCATCTCCAAGATCTTCGGCTCATCCATGACAGCGGATAGCTTGACAAGATCCGCATAGCTCTTTTTCGGCTGAACCGCGCCCAGAACCTCGTGATAGCCCATGCCCTCCGATTTCATCATGTCGCTGTTTTCGCAGCGCGTCCAGATTGCCAGAGAGATGCAAGCCTCATTCCCGATATACTTGTAGCCCTCCCGTGCGTCGCGGTAATGAATCTCAGCGGTCAGAATCCGACCATCCGCCAGCTCGATAGACTTCTTGATCTGTTTCTCGCCCCAAACGACATAGCGCTGAATATCGAACCGAAAACCGTTTTGAAGTTTCGCGTTCCACTTGTTGACCTGCTCACGAGTTACGCTCGGCATATTGCTACCTCCATTTAGTTACAATGTAATTTCTACGCGCCTGCTCTTGCCGTCCAGCACTTTCTGGAGCTTGCAGGCCATCGCATTAAACTGTTCCTCCCGCAGACGATACAGTGAACCGTCCAAAGATTTATTGCTATTATCCGCGCCGTCCGCCATGCGAGCGGCTTCATGATACGCCCGCGCTTTTTCTTTGAGCGCTCCGATCATCCACTTGATCTCCGTTTGTGTAAAGCTTTGCATGTTTCATCCTCCTGTTATATCTACCCGCCAGATTTTCCGCTTGCTTACCAGTAGATGCAGATATTTTTTGTAAAGATGAGATACAAGCCCATCGGCAGCACCATAAAAGCACCCGTTCCGTCACGGTCTTCTATCGTTGTTCCGTGTGCGCAAACAATCAGCATCACCACGGACAGCACCACCAGCAAAAGCCCCATCAAACGCTGCTGCAGCATCACCTGCGAGCGCGTCTTTGATCTTCTCCGTCTCCGCTCATACATTTTCTTTTCCTCCGTTCCCGTCATCCGTTCCGTTTTCAATCCACCATTCAGGCGCAATAAGCAAGCCTTCCGCCGTATCCAGCAAGCCCCAGCCGTCCAAAGTCAGACCGCAAAAGCTCCGCTTGATCTCCACCCATTCGCCCGTCTCCGTGTGAATGTAGAGCTGTTCCGCCAATCCAACGGATACCACGCGGCGCGTTACCGTTCCATCCGTTACCATTACAGGCCGCTTATCTGAAAAGGCTTTTTCAATCATCTGAAAAGTTTTGTTTGCATCCATCCGCTACACCCTCCAAGCGTTCCCGCCGTTTGCTTACCATCGTTCAAGATTTTTTTTCAGAGCAGCCGCCCCAGCTCCTACCGGAGCGGCGCTCATGCTGTTTAACTACTTCCTTACGCCACAGCTTCCGCAGGTGTAAGGCCGATGTTCCGCAGAGCCTCGCGCATCTTGTCAATGCGCTTATGAACGGCGGCGCGGTTGATTCCGACAACTTCCGCGATCTCGCGTTCCGTGTAATTGTCGCGCTTGCATTCAATAATCATGCGGTCGATCTCGTCGCGGCTGTTTACAAACTGTTCCAGCGCTACGCGCAGCGTTGCGGTGCTTGCCGTCTCATCCTTGCCGGTGCTTGCCATCGTGTCCAGATAGTCGCGGCTCTCGCCGTTCTTGTCGGTGATCTCGTGAACGCGGGCGCGTCCGTGTTTGATATCGTCACGATAAACGGCGCGGATTGCATCCTTTGCGCTGCGATACACCAGAGCCACCAGAGAAATATTGACCTTACCAGACGCGGCGCGTTTTGCGTTCAGCTTGTCCAGATAGTCAGCATCCAGCCGTTCCGCCAGCTTTACCCAAGCTTCATTTACAAGCCCGTCGATTCCGTGATGATTCAAGAACCACGCGACAGTCTCGTTAAACTCTGCATAGTGATCTTCCGTGCTGTATCCGATCTCGTTCTTTGCTGCCTTCTTGATGTTAGCCGTCAGCATATTGATCTGCGCTTTGGTATCCATCGCCGCCCACTGGTGCAGAATGTTTTCCGGTGTGTTCTTTGCGTCTTCCCATGCCATAGCCAGACAGAGAGCGAACACAGGGCGCAGGCCATCGCCTTTATCGGTTTCGTGATAGATAGCCCAGGCGCGAGACATGATCGACTTGACATTGTACTTTTTCATTTCGTTTACCTCATTTCATTGACCAGCGCCGCAGCGCGTTGTATTTCGGTTTCCCACGACGGCCAGCCGTGGCCGTTTCGGTTAGTCACCATCTAACCATCATCAGGCGGGATTTTAAGAAAAGTAAATGTTGTAATCGTTGCGCGTGATATTCGGATTCCCTTCATAAACGGAGTACACAAAAACGCTGTTTTCTACTTCCTCGCCGTTTATATACCATTCGCAATGGCCTTGCCAGCATCCAAGATTCGGGAAGTCCTGCCGGTTTGTGATGCAGCCAGTAGAAACGCCGATTTTTTCCAGTTCGTCATACATCGCCGCGATCTCCTGCGGCTCGTGCCATCCGCTAAACCGTGCCGCGATCTCGTTTGCTGCCTTGATTTGCTTTCTCGTTGCTTTCATTTCAAAACCCCGCTTTCATTTTACCGGCGCGGCGGGAATGAAACCGCCGCCGCTGTTTTACTCGATTAGATGAAATACATTTCGCCGTTGTATTCAAGGGCAATCGCTTCTTGCCCCATTTCGCGCTTCAGCTCGTAGCAGAGGGAAACGACATCATCAATATACTTTTCAGCGTCAGCCGTGGAGCAGTACGCAAAAACCATCGTTGTTGATTCTTTCACCAGCTCGCCAGAATCGGAGACCCAATAGCCGCGAACCGGCGAAGCCGTAGCGCCACCGAAACAGGCGGACAGAGTACGCGCGACGCGCTCGACGTATGCGGCGTTGTCGATCTCCTGATCTACGGATACCGTAGCAGGTACATAAACAGTGATCTTGCTTTTCAGAGGGACAAGGGCGGAAAGCTTATTCATGATTTTTACCTCCATCGTATTATTTAACTACTTCCTTTTATCGTCCAGTAGCGGCGCACCCGCCGCCGTCGATCTCGTTTCCTTTACCTTACAAGTAGAGTATACCACACAAAAGCGGAATTTGCAATAGGAAATAGCTAAATAATACCTTGACAAAGTGTAAAAATAGCAAGCCAAAAACGCCATCTTTTTGTGCAATATGCTAATGTCATATCATACAAATACAGACTTACAGAATTGTGCATTCTGCCATATCCTTTTGGCCTGCATCGCCTCCCAGCGCCAGCACCAGAAGAGCCGCAGCACTGGACACGGGAACGCCTGGACACGCCCAGACAGCACCGGAGCGGACGAAGCGCCAGCCCCAGAAGCGGACACGGACGAAGAGACGGAGACAGCACCAGCGGCAGAGCCGCCCAGAAATCAAAGCCAGAAGCGGAACGACAGGAGAGCCAGAGCCAGCACGACAGCAGCAGAGACACGACCGCCAGCAGACAGCCAGCCCCAGAAGAGCCGCAGAGATCGAGCCAGAGCCAGAGAGCCAGAAGCGCGGCACTGTAGGCCACGAGAGACAGACGGAGACAGAAAGACGAAGAGAGAAGAGAAAAAGAGAGGGAACGAAGAGAAAACGACAGTAAAGCGCCGCTTTTCTCCCCGTCTCACCGAACGCCCAGCAGATCAACCGCCAGAGCCAGCCCAGCACCGGCAGACACGGACAGCAGCAGAAACGCCGCTTTTTCGGTTCTGCTTTTGTGGAGTATGCGGAACTAACGGAGATCAACGCCAGTTTTGACCATACAAAAGACGGGGGACGGTTCACATTTTCGAGACTTCAGCAACGCCAAAAATTTGGCTTTGTACCCTCTTCTCCACGCCTCTATCTTTTTCACCAAACACCATCTCTCAAACACACCGTTCATCAACGACATATTCCATTACAAACATAAATATCTTCTGTTACAGACTTCTCTTCGGAAGAATGCCTTAATCAACACTGGATCTTCGTCTTTAGATCAACACGCAAAAACACATTTTCATAATTTTATGCTATGGAATATGCCTTAATCAACGCATTTCTATCGAATTTACAAATGAGTGAAATTGACTAAACAATATTTTCTTTCCGATTTTTATTGACTTCAGACCGATTTGTGGTATAATATCTTATGTAAGGATTGTTCGTTGAACAACGCTTTTTCTGCTTCTAAAGAATTAGCTAAACAATATGCAAGGAGTGATGAATATGGCTCAGTCTACCGAAGGTACGATCCTACAAATCACCTTACACCCAGAGATTGAGAAGCTGCTTGGCAAGAAGAAGCCCAATAACTGCAAGACTGGTGAACGCCAAACCGTATATCCTATCAAGACTCATAAGGACATTATTGCTATGGCGAATTGGCTGTATGAGCATAAGGATAACAAGTATGTGCTTGCATTTACCTTAGGCATCAATCTCGGACTAAGAGCAAATGAGCTTTTTGATTTGAAGATGAACCAAGTATTCTCTCCCGATGGTTCTGTAAGGCTGATTGAAGATGAAGAAGATACATCGGATGGAATCGACATCTATCAGAGTAAAACAAAGAAGCATAGAACTGTTTTTCTGAACGCTGCTTGTAAGGACGCTCTTGAATGGGCATTTCCAATTAAAGGTGCATATCTACACTCAGAAGGATATCTTTTTCCATCAAGAGAAGGTGGTGCTATTCAGGTCGGTACTTTTCGTAAGGTTCTGAAAGAAGCAGCGGCAGCTTGCGGACTGAAGCAGAATATCGGAACTCATACCTGCCGTAAGACATGGGGATGGCATCAATACAAGTACAATAGTGAAAAAGCAAATTTGGACATCACCATGTTACAAAGAGCATTTGGACATAGTTCTCCAGAAGTGACTTTGCGTTACCTTGGCATTACCGATGAAGAGGACAAAGCTCTCTACAAAAACATGTGTATCAATGTGGTCTCAGACCAGGATTTCGTAGGGTGATGATTATTCCATTGCTACAAACAAAAAAGATTTGTCCGGTATTAAGGGGTACGGACACAAGAAATGCGTTGAACAACGGTATGTTTGCCATGTAAATTTCTTTATTTTCGACCAACTCGGTCGAAAACGCGGAAAATCGGATGACTTTGGAGGTTGAAAATGAGACGTAAAACACAACCCGCATACGAAGATGTCATGAAGCTGGAAAGCCACGAAATGTCCACCTACTCTTATCGGAATCTGATTGACAATGTTCACAATGGTTGCTATGTTGAAGCCGCTTCTTCGCAGCAGGCCGGCATTGTCGAGTCCATTATCAGAAATCGTCTGGGTATTCCAGTCTGTTTGAAAGTCCGCTATGGAGAGGATGCTTCGGTTGATTATATTTCCGTAGATCGTGTGAGTTTCTGGGAGCCGTATTCGTATTGCGTTCCAGATGAAACATACTGTGACTATTTTGAAGAAGGCTTTGATGATGAGGTAGACGAAGATGGTCAGATTATGTGATGCTATTATGGGCAGCGGAAAGACCAGCGCGACGATTGGCTATATCAATGCTCATCCGGAAAAGAAGTTTCTCTATATCACTCCGTACCTCCCAGAAGCGGAAAGAATTAAGAACAACTGCCCTCAAGCAGATTTTGTTGAGCCGAGTGACAGACTCCCCGAATATTTCTTTTCTAAGGCGATGCACACATTGGGGCTGATCCGACAGGGGCGCAATATTACATCGACACATCAGTGTCTTATGTACTATACTCCAGAGACGATCCAGCTCCTAAAAGAAAATGGATACTGCATCATCATTGATGAAGAAGTGACCGTGCTGCAGGCGGATAAGCAGATTGCTTATTCTGATATCCATCTTGCCATTGATGCCGGCTATGTTTATGAGGCTGCTCCGGACGAATACCGCAGAACTGATAAGCCATATGAGGGCGGCGTATTTTCCCATATGTTTCGCCTCATGGCATCAAGACCACTGGTTTATAACAAATCAAAGCAGAACGGAAATGTGTGGTACTGGCTCTTCTCAAAAGAGCTGCTGGAAGCTGTTGAAGATGTGTTTGTGCTTACCTATCTGTTCAAAAACTCAGAAATGGATCTGTTTATGCAGATCAACAACATTCCGTATGTGAATATCGGCATTCGTCGCACTGAGGGCGGAGGATATATCTTTTCCGACAAACCGGAGTATGTTCCGGATTATGTGTATCGGTTGAAAGATATGATTCATATTGATGACGGTCAGCGTATCAATAGCATTGGCGATATGAAACACGCGCTTTCTATGAACTGGTATAAGTCGAAAACAGACGGTGTGAATCAGGTTCGCCGCAATTTGATGAATTACTTTCAAAAGCGAAGCGGTGATATTCCGGTGCCAGAGCGAATGTGCGGTACTTACAAGGAGTATTGGGGGCGGATCAGAGGAAAGGGTTATTGGAACTCATCTGTAGTCTTTAATGCAAAGGCAACTAACCAATTTAGTCATTGTCGAGCGCTGGCCTATCCAATCAATCTTTTTGCGAATGGCGATATCGTCCACTATTATGCAAGCAAAGGCGTGATTTTTGATAACGACCATTATGCGTTGTCAACTATGATTCAGTGGATCTGGCGTTCCGCAATTAGAAACGGTGAGGAAATCAACTTGTATCTGCCAAGTAAGCGTATGAGGGATTTGCTTACTGAGTGGATTGAAAAAACGAGTAAAGGAATTAGTTAAACCATATGAAAATTGATGATGTGCTGACTCTTCTTGGTCTGATTTTTGCTATTTTCGCTATTTGCTATGTGATTGTTCGCGCACTTAGGAATGATGGCGGATGTTGTGATGGTACTGATTGTGATAACTGTCCGTTCCCGCGTTGTCATCCGCAGGATCAAGACGATGACATGGAATAGTGAAAACGAATGCTACTACGAGCGACATAGGCTCTCAAACGGGCAGTATTGTATGGTTGCGTTTTATCGCTTCTACCGGTCAAGATCCGTCGAGTATCATGTCGTATTTGCGGTGGCAGACAAAAAGAAAGCCTTAAATGGCTATTTCGATCAGACCAAGGATAACAATATTTCTTTGAAGTACACTGGACGCTGCGGTGCTGAGGCTCTTATCTGGTGTAGAGATAAGCTTCTCGAATTTGAGAATGAAGTCTTCTTGTCAGAGACATGTGAGACGAAAATTGTTGTTTATGGCGAGGATCATCGGCGGTTTCGTTTTTACGAGCGAGCGCTGACACGCTATGGCTATGAGAAGAAGTTAACTGATGATGGTTGGGCTATGGTAAAGAGAGTCCATAGGAGCAATTACGATACCGAGGTGAGTTGAATAATTGATGTTGGATCTGCTTATTTTTGCTGTGACGAATGCCCTATTTCAGAAGATGTAGAAAGAAGATATCGCAACGCTAATGAAGCTGGTGTTTTTCAGTATGACCATTGCGGGTGTGATAAGGTTGATTTTCCTTTCTTCGTTGGTGGGTATTGTGGTGATGCTTTCTGCCAGAAAGATAATTTTGAACAAACCGGAAAGCGCAAGACTGGTAAGGCGTATCGAAGAAAAATGCGCGTGAAAAAGCGCAATGATTTGATGCGGGCTATTGAAGGATGCTATGTGCGCGATATCTGGCATCGCAAAGGTGCTTATATCGTCTATCCTAAGAATTCAAAAGCTAAGAAGTATTACCGCAATTATTCAAATCGTCTGATTCGGAGAGGAAAGGTAGGCGGTGCTGGCAAAGGTGGCTATCGGCGTTGTTTTGATTATAAGTGGGAGGTTTATTAAGCGTGGAAAATGAGAAATATTGCCCACTTGCTTCTATCAGGGGCGGCGATGGATCAAAGTGTATTGGTGAACATTGCGCGTGGTGGAATGAAGATTGTAATGCGTGTGTCTTTGTTGCTTTGGTTCGCACCAGAGCTGAAGACCTGATAGAGCAAAATATGGAGCTTGCGGGATCTGTTGTCAGTTATGACGTTCAGCTTCACGAGCTTGAAAAAGAAAATTCAAGATTGCGTAGGGCTATTGAGCGGCTTAGGCAATCTTCTCGTGAGGTGAAAGATCGTGTATGAATTAGGAATGTGTTATAAGTGCAAATACAGAGGTGATGTCCCAGGCGACGCGCATAGTTGTTGTCACTATCCTGGGAACGATACAAATTTATTTTCAATGTTTGAGTCGGCAAATTTTCTTCAAGCTGCAAAGCTGGACATTCGTGCTGAGAAGCATGGTGTTGTGAGCGGCTGGTTCATGTGGCCTGTCAATTTCGATCCTATATGGCTGCGTAATTGCAATGGTTTTACTCCGAAAGACTCTGGTGAAACCAATGGGTAATATTAGTGAACGAGTTGCTAAGCAGACTTTGCCGGCTGAACTGCAAAAGAATTACGGAAACGAATTTGGAATCGAAGTGTGGCGTGTTTTGAGTATCGTTGAGAAGAATGACACGGCAATTAAAGAGCTACTTGATGTGCTTGATCGTTTGGAACAGCCGCATAGAAAAGCCCTCATTCAACATCTTTGGACGCGATATTACGACTCCGTAGCGGATAAGATTCTGGTGCAATAATATTGGGGAGTGATTGTGGTGTTTCGGGATTTTGATAACGAAGTATGGCACGGTGCTATATATCAGGGCGTTGACTACTCATGGCGGTTTGAGGTGTCTACTTTCGGCAGAATACGAAGTGCCATTACTGGAAAGCTCTACTCTTGCGGTTATGGTGCTGGCGGATATCAGCAGGTTTGCATTTCTGTGTTTGGACATCGGCTTAATGTGAGGATACATCGGTGTGTTGCTGAGACTTTTATTCCGAACCCCATCGGGTATGAGATTGTCAATCATATTGACGGTTGCAAGCAGCACAATTGGGTGGATAACCTTGAATGGTGTACAAGGCAGGAAAATTATTTTCATGCTGTTGATCTTGAATTGATTGACTATGATGTGCCGGCACAACTCGGATATCTGTCACACCTTGGCGCTTATGCTGGAAGCTGTAATGGTATGTCGAAGCTGACCGAGGACGATGTGCGAGAAATTCGCATGAACTATGTGCCAAGAGGTTCTGGTGTAAGGTGCAACAGAAAGGAATTAGCAAATCAATACGGAGTATCTGCGAATCTAATTTCTAAAATAGTCAGTGGTCAGATATGGACTCATGTATAAGGAGGAATCAGGGTGCGAATATGAGTGTGAAGTACATAAGGCTTAATGGCGATGCGTTGAGACAAATCGTTGAAAATGAAAAGCATTGTTTTCGCATTGCCATGAATAAGCAAGATATCTTAGGTGGAGAAATGACCGAAGCGGGATTTTTATTTGATGCCAAAGATGTAGAAGAAGAGCGCAAGGTCATTAAGCCGCCATACGAAAATGGAGATATTCTTGCTCTAAAAGAAACATGGGCAATGATTGATGGCAAGTATGTGTATCGTTTGGACAGAGATCCGCCGCAAGGCTACCTTTTGTTCAACTGGAAACCGTCTGTTCAAATGCCAAATGATGCTGCAAGGAATTTTATAAGAATCACAGATGTTCGCGTAGAACGATTACATGATATTTCACTTGATGATATCGAACGAGAGGGTATTTGGTTGCCAGGTGTTTTATCGCCTGAGCTTGCCTTTGCGTCTAAATGGAACAGTGATTTATCAGAGAAGAAACGAGCTAAGATCGGGTGGGAACAGAATCCTTTTGTTTGGGTTTTTGATTTTGACCGATGTGTTTATGTAGAGGATGACAATGGAAAACAAAAATAAGAATTTAGTTGATATAGACGATGTTTCCTGTCTTTTGGCTGCAATTCCGATTTTTACATTGTGCGATGTTGTTTGTGGTGGAAAGTGCTGTGCGATTCAGAGTTTTTCGGCCAAACCAGAAGTTCAGTGTCAAAGGAAAATCAAAGAATTTCTACTGGAATATATAGGTGAAGCACATGACGGGTGATATTAGAGAAACAGCTATTGATCATGTTGCTGGAGAAAAGATTGCAACATTTTTTAGTAGTGAAACGAAGTGGATCAATCAGATATGGAAGCTTAAAGAGCAGTATCCAGATGAGGTGGAGATTCGGCATGTGAATCCGGATGGAAGTTTGATTGCTCATATTCCAGCAGAATGGTTCAAAGTAAAACCAAAAAAGAAAGTAGTTATGACGGAGGCACAGATTGCCGCCTCCAAAGCGCGTCTTGAAAAGGGCAGGTTAAAAAGATTGGAGATGTTAGGAGATGATGCGCATGTGACAGAGGAAAGGAACAATGAAATATGAACGACAATGCTTTGACTTGTCATGGATGCTATTGGTCTGACAAGTGTTTATGTGATAAAAGATGTGATGATTTTACTCCTATTGAGCAATCGGAAGATATTCCGTATTACGAAAGCATCTTACAAGAAAATCAACATGCTTATTTTTCGGAGTGTGTGAATGACATATACTAACAATTCAAATGTTAGTGTGTAATTTTTATGATAGCATGGCGCGGACGGGCTTTGCCCGTCCACCCATAAAGGAGAAAAAGATGATTTATTTAGATCATGCAGCGACAACGAGCGTTCGACCGCCTGTGCGTGAAGCTCTGGACTATTGGTATGGTGTTGGGAAATGCGGAAATCCAAGTTCTCTTCATTCTGCTGGCCGGCAAGCACATCAAGCCATTTATCAAGCTCGTTATGATGTGTCTAAGCTAATTGGCGCGGATAGCCCAGATGAGATTATTTTTACTTCTGGCGGATCTGAGTCGGATAATCTGGCGCTTATCGGAATGGCATCTGCTCTAAATGCAACGAACCATAATGTAATGCTTGTTAGTAAAATTGAGCATCATGCCATTTTGAACCAGCGCAATTTACTGACGCGCCTTGGAATAGTTGTAAAGCCGCTTTCTGTTGATACATATGGACAGGTTGATTTGTTTGAGCTTGAAAAATATCTCAAAGAAGACAATGTGGGTCTTGTGTCTGTCATGTGGGTGAATAACGAGATTGGTGTTATTCAGGATGTAAAAAGCATTGCAGATCTTTGTAATTATTATGGCGCGGTATTTCATACGGATGCAGTGCAGGCAGTTGGTCATATTGATGTCAATGTGAATTCTTGCGGCGTTGATATGCTGTCTATTAGTGGGCATAAGTTCGGTGCGCCAATTGGTGTTGGAGCTTTGTATGTTCGCGGTGGCCTTAAAAAGCATATTGAACCGATTATATATGGTGGTGGGCAAGAATTTGGTGTGAGAGCTGGCACAGAGAATGTAGCGGGTATTGTGGCGCTTGGTACTGCAGCAAAGTTTTCAACGCCAAACGAATTTTCTCGTGACGCATTAGTGCTACGGGAAGCATTTTTGAAAGAGCTGTACTCTGTATGCGATGAGGGAATTAGAATCAATGAGCATTATGAGAAATCGTATCAGCTAAGCAGTATTTTGAGTATCACCATAAATGATGTTGAATCTGAGGCTATTCTTCATCTGATGAATTCGGACGGTGTATGTATTTCTGCTGCTTCTGCTTGCTCTGCTGGCAGTTTAGAGCCGAGTCATGTTTTGAGAGCTATTGGTCGGAATTATACGCAGGCAAAATCTACAATTAGAGTTTCGTTTGGATGGAATACGACGGTCGAAGAAGTAACTCGCGCTGCCGAATTGCTCGGAAAGAATATCATTAGAATTAGAAAGATGTACAGATCATAGGAGGAAATATGAACGAGTTTAATAAGACAGAGTTATTAGAAAAAACAACTGAGTATATGAATTACATTGCTCAGCACAAGGAAAACATTAAGAAGGCATGGCTGGAATTGCGTGATGCCTTAAAGGGAATTGATTTATTCCAACGCCCTAAAATTCTTGATGAGATGGAATGGCGTATCCGCAATCACGATGATAGTAAGATGTCTGAGGAAGAATTTTTGCCATATCGTCAGCATTTTTATCCTGTTGCTGGCGAAGTGATTGATGACGCTGCTTTTGAACGGGCATGGGAGCGCCACTATCATATCAACGACCATCACTGGCAGTATTGGATTGACAGTAATGGAGACTTCATGTCCTATTATGATGTTGATACAAAAATCTGTGCGTATTTGGAAATGATTTGTGATTGGCAGGCCATGGGGTATGTTAAGGGCGATTCTGCTCCTGAGTATTACCGAAATCACAAGGATGAAATTAAGATTGATCCGAATTGGGTGTCTCTTGTAGAAGAGATTCTTGATTTGCTTGATAGCTATATCGCGGCAAGAGGTTGATATGAACAGATCACAAACAAGAAAGTTTAGGAGTCTGGCAAAGAGGAAGGGTGTTTCTCATAGTTTGGCAGAGATGTACATTTCTATGCGGAATCGCGGTTCTGCTCCGCAGGATTTGCGTGAGGGTGATTTGGTTCGATTGAATATTGAACAGATCATGAAACATCCGGATTATTTGCGTTTGTCTAAGCGCTATCGTGATTTTGTAGAGACTCATGCAGGAGACATCTTTACTGTGCAGTATGATAGATCTGCTTCGGTTCAAAAGCTGAACTCAGTTGTTGCCTTGAAAGAAGATCCAGATGGCTGGCTTTTCTGGACTGGCGATTTACAAAGGGTTAATGAATAACGGCAAGGAGTGATTAGCCATTAGTCTTGATCGGCAAATTCATATTTATAGTTTTGATACGAGTGCATTTTATACTGATGAAGAAAAGGCGCTTGAGGTGGAGATCAATAAGCATTGTTCTTCAAAATCGAAATTAAAATCAGAGCGAGAAATTATTGAGCAGCTATGTGCTGGAGAAATAGCCAGGGAGAAAGCTGAGTCTCAGTTTCGTAAATTGTATGGCATGGGAAAGTCAGATCCGATTCCTGTTGCGATGGATAATTCCCGTGTAAAACAGATTGCGAAAGAAATTCGTGGTACAAACCAAATGATTAAGATTAAGAAGTCTGAGCTTGTATCGCTTCTTCAAGCACACCGTTCGCAGCGCGAGTTACGAACTGAATATGTGGTTGATAAGAATGTGATTTCTGTTTTTGAGTCGATGCTTACAAGAACACTCGGCATGGAAACAGGAAAACTGTATGACGATTTCATGGTTATTCGCACATATTATTTTGATGTAATTGAAGATCTCATCCTAAACGGATATACCTTTAACGGAGAGCGTTATATTTGTTTTACGGCATCTGCTGGGCAGATCAGAACAAAGAAAACAGTTTTCATTAAGGAAAGAGTTTGGGAGAAGTATCAAAAAACCATTATGTGTGGACTGAGCGTTCAAAAAATCAACGAGCTTGGCGGAATCAATATCAATAAGTACCTGGCGTATCTTGCACTGTGTAATAGCGCAACTGATTTGTGGGAAGATTTCGATATCAGAAAGACCATCGTTGTGGATGATATGGAAACAATGGTTCGTGGAACTGTTGATTTTATTGATCACAAAACATACAGTGTAGAGCGTAGGGACATGGAAATTCCGATTACACATACGGATGGTTGTGGAATGGTTCTTCCATCTTGTAATGCAAAGAATACTATGGTTCGTCTTCCTTGGGTAAAAGGGCTTCTTGCCGTATTCCCGTTTGATAAGTTTATTTCGGAAGCAAACGAACGCGATCCGTCTGTAAATCATGGTTTTGTAACAGATATCTATGGGTTTGAACATGATGTAATCGCGGAGGATATTCAGGTCATTTTTACGAAAAGTCAATTTAAGATGTACAAGTATTACACGAATTGGCAGGAATACATTGATTTGTTTTTGGCGAATGGCTGCACTGTCGGTAAGTGTAATGAGGAAGACGATTTTATCCCTGACGCAAAGCTTAACTACCAAATGCTTCAGACTCTTACGGATTTGAGTCCCGATGAACTTGAACAGCTCGCGGGAAAGACGATTGACAAAATTGCTAAAATTGCATCGGATAAGAATACCATGCTTGATGTGTTCGGAGCTTCTACACAGTATCGTAATAAGAATGCTTTTCAGGAGTGTCTTAGTATCTATCCGGAATTACTTTCCGATCCGTACACAAAAGAGATGCTACGGCAAATCAAGAAGAATCTTGTTACTGAGGCGAGAGCGGCAAAGATTGATTTAAGCGCAAAGTATATGTTCTTGATTCCGGATCTCTATGCTTTTTGTGAATGGCTGTTTCTTGGAAATCGCAGTCCTGTTGGTCTGCTTGCAGATGGAGAGGTATCTTGTTACCTTTATCGCACGGTAAGTAAATTGGACTGTCTACGCTCACCGCACCTATATCGTGAACATGCTGTTCGTAAAAATGTTGTTACCAGCGCAACGAAAAAGTGGTTTTCTCAAAATGCTATCTATACGAGCTGCCATGATTTAATTTCAAAGATCCTGCAATTTGATTGTGATGGAGATAAAAGTCTTGTATGCGCAGATTCCTTACTTGTGGATATTGCTGAGCGCAATATGGAAGGGATTGTTCCTTTATATTACGAAATGGCAAAGGCCGGCGCTGTTACGATTACACCAGAGGAAATCTTCAAAGGGCTTCGCGCCGCATGGACTGGCGGTAATATCGGTGTTATTAGTAATGATATTACGAAGATTTGGAACGGTGCGGATGTTGATATAGAAGCAATTAAAATCCTTTGTATGGAGAACAACTTTTGTATCGACTATGCCAAGACATTGTATAAGCCAACTCGACCAGATGAAATCAATGCTCGTCTTGCGAGAATTACAAGCATGAAAGCACCGCATTTTTTTATCCACGCTAAAAAGAAAACAAAATCTCAGGTTCAGCGAACGAACAATAGTGTTGTAAACCAGCTTGAACATATCGTCCCTAATAAGCGGATGTCTTTTGCCGCGAAGAATATTGGTGTCTTCAGATATCAGTATATGCTTAGTAATCCGATGAAACAGATTGAACTTTTATCACCTGTGACGGATTTGTATAATGATGTGGAAAAACAGTATCGTTATTCAATTAGCTTTTATGACGATGACTCGAACTTTGCGTATATTCGGGATAATATCTTGAAGCAATTCGATGAGCTTGGCCTTGAGCGTTTGGATGTTTGCGACATTCTTGTGAAATATCTATTTCATAGCAAGAATAGTCGTAGGAAAAATGTTTTTTGGATGTGCTTTGGCGATATCGTTCTGGAGAATCTCAAGCGAAATATTCCAGATGGCTCTATTCAGTGCAAAAAATGCGGAGAGCGTTTCGTTCCGCTTTCCCCGCAGCAGAAAGTGTGTACGAATTGCTCTGGATATCATCCACTCGGCAAAAAGAAATTGCGGTGTATTGATTGCGGAAAAGAGTTTGAGGTAGACGGCATCGTGAAGAACAAGAAACGCTGCAATGACTGTCAGGCTATCCATATTCGCAATTATGAGCGTGAGAAGAAACGACGTCAGCGGAGCGTCGCATGATGTTGTTAGGAATTAGCTAAACAGCACAAAATGTCCCCATGTTTTATTTTGAAGTCTGATAAAACGAAACACCCGTTGTTCAACGGAGTATTTGCCTATCAAATATGCCAAATAATGCTTGGCAAATATAACGAAATACCCGTTGTTCAACGGAGTATTTGCAACCAAAAAGAAAAAGACCTTTAAGGGAAGAAAACCGTATTTACTAATCTATTCGGGATTCTCCTGTCTATGGCTGCGGTGCGATATCCGCAGCCCAGACATCTTTTTTGAAAAGGAATGAAGACTTTATATGATTCCAGTAACTAAGGAAGAAGCGCGTATTCTCAGAGAATTGTATCCTGAGTACAAGGTGACGCGAACAATGATGCAGGATTCAAAGCGGCATCATTACTACGCAACAGAGAGTGAAGGAAATATGAGGGCGATTGCGAGTACAAACCATCTCGCCGCCGAAATTGTTGCACGGATTGATCGAGAGCGTGAGATTCGTCGCAAGCGAATCATTCAGCAGCGAGGAAAGCATAATGTCAATGGTGGTTAAAAGCGAAAGCTTTGAAAATGCCATAATTGACACCAGTGATATGACAATCACAGAATATGATACTGATTCCGTAAGAACATACAGCCTCTTAGAGCTGTTAAAACGCTGGGACGGCGTTGTTGGCGTTACTCTGACAATTCGCCGCAGTATTCAGTTGCCGCCAGATGATGGGAGGGATGAATATTGAATCCAAAATATAAACAGCTTGAAAATGAAGACAATTATGAGTATGGCCTACGGCTGATTGAGATTAAGGTTGAGCAGAACCCTTCTGACTTAGAATGGTCAGATATTGTTGATCTGCTTGGGCTTGATGTCCATTACGATAGTCTTCGTAAAGCTGCGAATGTAACACCGTATTCTGGCTATCATGTGATGAAATACTTCAAGCAGAAGGCAACGCAGGATCTCGGAAGTGCATATCTTGATGAGATTGAGCAGAAGATGCTTGAATTTAAGAAAGAACGCCAACGGTTTTTTGATCAGAGAAACGCTCTTAATAAAGTTGTGCGCGACTTGGCTCGCAAGGATGAAAACTCTGATATTTTTGAGAGGGCAATTACTTCTGGCGTAATTCCACGGTTGGATTATGTGCCATGTGTAATTGAACCAAGCGGAAACGATTTGCTTGTGAGCTTAAATGATTTGCATTTTGGAGCGTGTGTAGACAATTATTGGAATTACTATAATTCTGATGTTTGCGTGCAGCTTCTTAATGAATATCTGGATCGCATCTTTGAAATTGCCGCTTTGCATGGAGCGGAGAATTGCTATGTATGGGCAAACGGAGACTTGATTAGCGGAAATATCCATAAGTCTATTGCCGTGTCGAACAGAGAAAATGTCATTCAACAGGTCGTTGGAGTATCTGAACTTCTTGCGGAGTTTTTGTCTACATTAAGCCATCACTTTAAGAATGTTTACTTTTCTTCTGTTGCTGGAAATCATTCTCGGCTTGAAGAGAAAGATGTTGCTTCAATCCATGAGCGTCTTGACGATTTAGTTGAGTGGTATTTGAAAGCTCGTTTACAAGCTTTCGAGAATGTATCGTTTGATCATTATAGAAAGATCGACGATACGATGTATCTGCTTGATATTCGCGGCAAGACTTATCTTGGTGTGCATGGCGATTATGATGGATCTGCTGGGAAAGTTCAATCGCTTCAGACAATGGCAAAAGAGCCGGTGTACGCTATTCTTTCAGGTCATTTACATCACAATAAGACTGATAGTGTTCAAGGCGTGAAAACGATTATGGCCGGCAGCTTTCTCGGTATGGATGACTACTGCGTTGGAAAGCGCATTTACGGAGCGCAGCAGCAGTTAGTTTGTGTCTGTGATTATAATGGTGTCAAAGCATTTTACGATATTGACTTTGATACGACTCGTTATCGCCCACAAGGGAGCGATAAATTAGCATGAATATCAATAAAGCAGATTTAGTAAATACGCTTGCTCAGAAGAATAAGGCGTATAAGAAGTACATGGTCAAGGATATCGTTGACGATATTTTTGATGAAATTGCGAATGCTCTTAGAAATGGAGATCGCGTTTCGATTTATGGGTTTGGAACATTTGATGTGAAAAAGTACAAGTCACATCCTGCTCTTCATCCGGTAACGAAAGAAAGCATTGTTGTTCCAGAGTTCCAGAATGTCGTATTTAAGTCCGGAGCAGAACTTTTAAGAAGTATTCGAGAGTAACTATGGGACGGGGCTTTTGCCCCTCCCTATTTGGCTGAGTGGAGAAGCTGGTTTTCTTGCCGCTCCCATAAAGCGGAGACGCTGGTTCAAGCCCAGCCTCAGCCACCAAAAAATCTGAAATTATTTTGCTAATTCCTATTGACAACTATGTGCCTATGTGCTATACTCAATAATGTCAAGAGGACATAGCTAAACAATATGCTGGCGTGGCACAATTGGTAGCGCAGGTGATTTGTAATCATCAGGTTGCGGGTTCAAGTCCTGTCGCCAGCTCCATGATCTTTGAAAATTCAATATTTGAATCATGCTTATGATTAACTCGGTGAATAAAGTGTGTCAGCACTCCGAGACGCACAGTAGTTCCCGCTGGATTTACGAGGGATACCTTTTATTGTCCAGGCGGCAGTAATGCAGCGATGTATTGCTGGGAGGCGGAAACCGCCAACGAAAATGTGTGTTGCCAAGAGTTATCGCTACAAAAAGCACGGAACTTTCGGGCGCAGCAATAGACGCTCCTGTGGAGAATAATCCTCAAGGATGCTGGTGTGGCAACCAGTACAACCGGAGGAAATGCCAACAATGCGCTCCTGTCTTGATGTCGAAGAAACTCGACTATAACGAAAGTCGCCGGTTAAAGTAGCCGTAGGACAGTTTTGGTGTTTGATCTTTAATACGATATGATGAAAAAGAAATTGTATGAAACTATCAAATTTTCTGAACGAACGGTGAAATTTGCGGGTAAACAATCCCGCGCAGGAATTGGCCTAATACAGTTCGCTGTGTAAGGCTGGGGTAAGAAGTTAAAGGTCGCTCCTTGAAGCTCAGACTTATCTCCCTGGTGGCTGAACATTGTGAGAAGGTAATGGAGGTAGAGCGAAGGCTCAATGATAGGTATGATTCAAGTATTGAATTTTCTTTCTAAGGAATTAGCAAAATAATTTTTACGGGGTGTGTTTTATGCAGTTCAAAATTGCAACAAAGGATCTTAGCAAGTTTTCGGCAATGAATATCGTTTGCGATGGCGATGCAGTAACTCTTAGTTTCGATGATAGTTCGACGAGTGAGCATATTGTTGAGACCGTTTGTAAAGCGCCGCTTGCGATGCCTTTGAAAGATTTGAACCATCTTTCTTGGGACGAAATCAATCAGATCGGATTGTCTGGTAAGGCGCGTGATGTGTTTGCACTTGGCGCACAGAAGAAAGACCACATGAAGAATGGGTTCGTTGCTGTATGGCAGATCATTGGATTTAATCACGATGATCTTGCTGATGGGACTGGCAAAGCACCTCTTTCTTGGGATATGGTTAGAGTTTATAACGAGGACTGGTCGTGGAACGACGAAAGTACGAATCGTGGCGGATATGAAGCTTCTGTTATAAGACGCAGGCTGGATACTGAGTTCTTCTCTCTTTGTTCGGATGAATTGCAGGCAATTATTAAGCCGGTTATTAAACTTACAAGTGCCGGCGATTGCAGCAAGGAAATTATTAAGAGCATTTGTAAGGTTTGGCTCAAGAGTGAGAAAGAACTGTACGGTCGCTGTTTTTATTCGATGCCTGGCGAGGGACATTGGTACGAATACTATCAGCAGGAGGATGTTCCTTACTATAAGGAAGATGATGACGGGAATCGTCGCTGTAATCTGTTGCGTTCTCCGTACTACAACAACAGCTACTACTTCTGCTATGTCGGCACAGACGGCACAGCGAACTTCAGCAACGCCAGGGTTTCCTTTGGCCTCGCCCCCGCTTTCAGCTCCTAATCTCAAATCAAATAAAATCCGTCCTCGAAAGAGGACGGTTACATGGGGACATAGCTCAGTTGGGAGAGCGCCTGCCTTGCAAGCAGGAGGTCGTGAGTTCGATTCTCATTGTTTCCACCAGATCGTGCCATGTTGGTTATGTTGGCGTTTGTGCGGTTCAGCTCATTACTTGACTGCTATTCCAGCTAAAAACCTATCGGCTGCAGACGAGGTTCTACGGACGCATGGCTTTATCTCGGAGTATAGCTCAGTAGGTAGAGCGCACGACTGATAATCGTGAGGTCGAAAGTTCGACTCTTTCTACTCCGACCACAAAATTAAATATGGGGCAGTAATGGGTTCGACGGGGTTTTGATAGGACGAAATACGCAGGTATGGAGACCGCCTAAGGCTCAAACAAAAATGAAATGACAATGATTCTATTGTGGTTATGATTCATCCCGCTCTGTATGCTGTTATGGAGGGTATTGCTGCTTAATTGCAGTTGATGAATGCCTAAACGATGCACTTTTAGTCTGGGTGAGCATCTGCGGTAATAAAGAATCAGGCTGACATTGCAGTTTTCCTTATTACTGTGAAAAGAAATAAGGTGGTGGAGGTCGCAAGACTGGTGCGGCTCTGAGTTGGTTGATAGCACCAAGCAGCTCGTCTTATGACAAAATGCAAATTGCTATCTATTGCGTAAGAATGTTTTGTTCATGTAGGAATTTCGGACAGGGGTTCGATTCCCCTCTGCTCCACGGCATCAGGAGAGAAGCCTGCTCGTGGCGATGCTGCTTTTACTGATTCTCTCAAAAGTAAATCTGGGTATAGCTCAGTAGGTAGAGCGCGTGATTTGGGATCACGAGGCCGCTGGTTCGAGACCAGCTACTCAGACCATAAAAAGGCACACACAGCAACTTTGGAGGATTTTCTTGCGGATAATAGAAAGTACATAAGTGCCTTGCCGTTGTTAGAGACGCTTACAGCAACTTCAAATTTCTATACATAAAAGATGAGCTGGATTTTATCTATCAAGTGTAAATGATGTTGCGTCTCGTTGAAAATATTGGTTCGTAGCTCAATGGTAGAGCATCCGACTGTTAATCGGAGGGTTGTAGGTTCGAGTCCTATCGTTCCAGCCATATTGGTGTCACAACGTCACTGCGACTTAATGACTGTCTGAATGGATGACAGCGCCAATTTTATTTAGCGGAGTGTAGCAGAGGTAGCTTACCAGCCTCATAAGCTTGTGGTCGTTGGTTCAAATCCAACCTCCGCCCCCATGCCCGTCCACATAAGAGGTGGTTACTCTATAAACCGTAGTGGGAATGAAACCGTCATGTCTGGCAGTGATGACTTTTTTGCAAGGTTTTAGAGTAAAACCTTGCTGCGACTCAACAGCATAGAGTTGGAGGCAAGGCCAATGCCTTGAATTGGCCTATTTGTCCGGTTAGCTCAGCAGGTTAGAGCATCTGCCTTACAAGCAGGAGGTCGGCGGTTCGATTCCGTCACGGGACACCACGAGTCATTATTAAGACAACTAAGACTCTAAAAAATGATTGTCTTCTTTATGTGGGTATGATGTTTAATGGCAAGCATTTCTGCCTTCCAAGCAGACTGTGCGGGTTCAAATCCCGCTATCCACTCCACTCCGAACATTTGTGACTTCTCTACTTGACAAATTGGTTTGGAGAAATGCTGTGATCGCAGGCATTCAATAATCGTCGAGCCTTTTGAGAGTTGGTAATCTCACGGTAGTCCACAGCCCGTCAGTGAATGTAGAGCCGAGTGGAATATAACCTGTCGTATGGGATGGTCGCATCTCTTGTTATATGGCGACGGCTATATAATTGCGATGGGAAATATGCGGGTATGGCGGAACTGGCAGACGCGCCAGATTTAGGATCTGGTGGGCAACCGTGCAGGTTCGATTCCTGTTGCCCGTACCACGAAGAGCGCATACAGCAACCTTATTTATGGAATCAACTTTTAACTGATCAGCCAAACAAGGCGCTCTGCAATTAAAATATGCTGGCGTGGTGGAATCGGCAGACGCGACGGACTCAAAATCCGTTGGTAGAGATACCGTGTGGGTTCAAGTCCCACCGCCAGCACCATATGCGCCAGTAGCTCAATCGGATAGAGCAAAAGATTTCTAATCTTTAGGCTACGGGTTCAAGTCCTGTCTGGCGTACCAAATCAATATTGGGGTATAGCCAAGTGGTCAAGGCACGGGACTTTGACTCCCGTATCGTTGGTTCAAGTCCAACTACCCCAGCCATTTATATGCTCCCATCTTCTAATCGGTATAGGAAGCCGGCCTCTCAAGTCGGCAATACGAGTTCGAGTCTCGTTGGGAGTACCATCAGAAATACTATGCTTTTATATGGTGCGTTGGACGAATTGGTAGAGTCACCGCCCTTTCACGGCGGAATTTAAGGGTTCAAATCCCTTACGCATCACCAACATGAAAGAGGTGTAAATTATGCCGCGAAAAGCAAGTTCATTATCGGTTGATAAAGAACGGAAGGTTGTAAAGAAAATTCCTGCATCAGATTGTGGAACTGGCGTTTTATGCAAAACCAGATCTGGAAAGGAATATCGTATTTCTCAGAATCCAGAAAAACACAAGCACACATTATGGCGCATTGTCGATAGCGGTTTTGAGAAGATTGCAACTGCTGATAGTCCATATGACTTATATCCTCTTGTAGACTGGGATAAATAAATGGCGTATTAGTTCAGAAGAGTAGAACGCTGGCCTGTCACGCCAGAGGTCACGGGTTCAAGTCCCGTATACGTCGCCACATTTATGAGGTTGGTGTAAATGGTAGCACTGCGGTCTCCAAAACCGTAAATAAGGGTTCGACTCCTTTACCTCATGCCAAAAAAGACACTTACAGCGATTTGTTTAATGAAACATCCTATTACAACCTCCATTGTATCACCACCCCTTTCCTTTCCCTTACAAGTGTCTTGTTTTATACTGGCGTAGCTCAGAGGAAGAGCAGATGACTCTTAATCATAAGGTCGTGGGTTCAATCCCCACCGCCAGTACCAAAAATGTATAAAGGTCGTGATGGTATCAGTTGTGTAATTATGAGCTGCAAAGAACTTGCTGCGAAAGAAAAGAGTGCTATCAAACAGTGTGTTGCACTGCTAAATAAAGCTCCGAGACTTGCCGTTATTGTTGTTGGAGATAATATGGCTTCTCAATCGTATGTTCGTGGGAAAAGGCGTGATTGCGAAGAGTGTGGAATTGAATGTGAAATTTTGCATTTTAATGAAGCGATTGAGACAAGTGATATTTGCGATATTATTCAGCGTTTGAATTTTCGTGACGATGTAGACGGCATCCTTGTTCAACTACCGTTGCCAGAACATATTGATAAGTCTGCCGTCATTGAACAGATTGATCCATGTAAGGATGTTGATGGTTTTTGTTCTGAAAACATGGGGAAATTATTTATCAATTCTCCTATGTTTGTTCCGTGTACCCCTCTTGGAATCATGGATATGCTAAACCATTTCAATATTGATATAGATGGTAAGCGATGTGCGGTAATTGGACGCAGTGATATTGTTGGCAAGCCAATTAGCTTATTGCTTACAAATGCTGGCGGGACGGTAACGCTTTGTCATTCGCATACAAATGATTTGGCTGATATCACGCGGCAAGCCGATATTATTGTGTGTGCAGTTGGTCGTAGCGGCTTTTTGACTGAAGACATGGTGAAAGACGGGGCTGTTGTCGTTGACGTTGGAATCAATCGGGATGAAGATGGTGGGTTGTGTGGCGATGTCGATTTTGATAGCGTAAGCCAAAAGTGTAGTGCAATCACACCTGTTCCTGGTGGTGTTGGTCTTATGACAAGGGTTTCGCTCTTGAAGAATACATTGAGCGTTTATTTGTTAAATAAAAATGGTCGCTGATGCGACCTTATATGGGGGAGCGCCAGAGTTGGAGAGCTGGGGCGGACTGTAAATCCGTTGCCTTCGGGCTGAGTTGGTTCAAATCCAACCTCCCCCACCAAAGCGTGTCGTACCACGCTTTATGAGGTACGAGATCATATGATTCCGGTCTGCATATAGGCGGCTTAGGATGGATGGGTATGGCTGTTCCCGTCGAAGTATATATGAAAGCCAGTTATATGGCGGAGTGGTCGAGTCCGGTTTATGGCGCTTGTCTTGAAAACAAGAGGCGGTGATGAGCCGTCCGTGGGTTCAAATCCTACCTCCGTCGCCACATATGACAAAAGCCGCCCATTCGGGCGGCTGGTAGTCATTTCTTTTTTAGGAGTATGTTTATCATATCACATACAACTGCAGCTTCATCGTCGGATAGACTGGATATGTCGATAAATCTTTTGTCTTCACGGCAGAGTAGGTAGTCTACTGTTACGCCGAATAGCGTAGCGATCTTTACAAGAACTTCGTAGGATGGGAGTCGGATATCCGTTTCGTATGAGGACACCATTGAGGCTGTTACTCCTATTCTTTCTGCAACCTGCGCCTGAGTTAAATGTTTTTCTTTGCGCAGTTGTTTTAATCTTTGAGAAAATTCAACCATGACGCATAGCCTCCTTTTCTATCAGTTTACACGAAAGAGCATTTCCGATAGAAAGGTTTGCTATACATAATGGTTCTATATGGGACGATAGCTCAGATGGAAGAGCGGCAGGTTGAAGCCCTGCGCGTCGAAGGTTCGATTCCTTCTTGTCCCACCAAAGCCAGAAATGGCAGTTTGCTCTTCATGAGCTTCTATTGGGAACGTATGCCCTCCGTGAAAAGCGGACGGACTGGCAGACCGAAAGCACTGCTACTCTAATGGGAGTTACCAACTGAGTTAAAATAAGTGGGGAAACCGTGCAAACCGGAACTGAATAAGCGCCAGTAACTCAGTAGGTAGAGTAGTCGCCTTTTAAGCGACAAGCCAAGGGTTCAAATCCCTTCTGGCGCACCAAATGAACTCAGAGTATTTTGCTCTGAGTTTTTGTTTTATGGAAAGGAGGTTGAGACATGGCTGGAGAAGTAAAAAGAAATACCCGTACAAAAAAGTCTGCGTCTGCTGAGAAAGCGTATTTGAACGATGACGGTTATCCGTTTCATTGTACTTCTTGTGGCAAGGGATTTATGAGACAAAAAGATAATTTCAATGTGTCTCCATCTCCGTATTATGCAAGAAATAATGGTTATTTGCCTATTTGTAAGCGTTGCTTAGAAAAGTCGTTTGATTACTATACAGATGATGTTTTTAATGGCGATCAGGATAAGGCGATGGATTTTTTGTGCGCTACCATTAACACATGTTTTGATGAAACGGCTTGGACAAATGCAAAAAAGAGTCCACCAAACAAAAGTCGTGTCAGCGCTTATTTTTCAAAACTGAATCTTGCGCAGACGAAAGGTGCGTCATATGCAGATACTATTTTGTTGCGAAGAGCTAACAAGGTTGAAAATGCAACTTCTGTGCAGCAAGTAAAAGACAATCCTAAAATCGAAGTACCTATTGAAACAATTCGTTTATTCGGTCTTGGTTTTAGCGAGCAAGACTATGAGGTTTTGAAGTTTGAATATGATGATTGGGTAAGCAAATATGGCGAACCTGAGGATAAGCGTCAAGACGAGCTATATAAGAGCATTTGCTATTTGAAGTTACAGCTTCAGAAGTCCGTTCAGAATGGGGATGCTGGCATTGGCGCGTTGGCTAAAACTTATAAAGAGTATATCAATGCTGCAACTACCGAGCTGGAGGATCGTAAACAGAAAAAGGAAGATTCTGTGAAATTAGATCCTCTTGGTGTTTGGATCAGCGATATTGAGAAATATACGCCGGCTGAATACTACAAAGACAAAGATCTTTACCGAGATGCGGATGGTATTGGCGGATATGCAAGTCGTTTTATTTTCCGCCCGTTAAAGAACTTGCTTACTGGTTCAAAGGAGCTTGATAAAGAATTCAATCTCTCCAAGGAGGATTGAGTATGGATAATATCAAGCGAATGGATGAACGGCAAGCTGCTCTGCATGAGCATTTTCCATCAACGCATTATTTGCATAAGCAGGAAAATGTTATGCGGCTCATGGAGTGGATCACATTCTATCGTCGCAACCCATCAAGATTTGTAGAGCATTATTTCGGAATCGTTCTTCATCTATACCAGCATATCATCTTGTATTTGATGGAGTTCGTTCCGAGCTTTTGTATTGTTGCTGCGCGATCTGCGGCAAAATCATTTCTAATTGCTATCTTTGCTTGTAAAGAGGCTATCTTACGGCCTGGGGCGAAAATTGTTGTTGCGTCGGCAACTAAAAAGCAAGCTCGCCTTATTGTGTCTGAGAAGATCAAAAAGGAGCTTATGCCAAAATCACCATTGTTGGCTGCTGAGATTGATAGCTTCAAAGATAACCAAAATGAAATTGAAGTGATTTTTAAGAATGGCAGCTCCATCGTAGTTGTTGCCGCAAATGAAAATGCTCGTGGTTATCGTGCAACGGTAATGATTTACGAAGAATTCCGTATGATCGTCAAGAACATCATTGATAGTGTTCTTTCGCCGTTCCTATATATCCGTCAGGCTGACTACTTGAAGCTTCCAGAGTATTCTTCCATGGTCGAAGAGCCGAAAGAGGTTTATATTTCTTCCGCGTGGTATCAAAGCCATTGGATGTGGAAGCTCATCCAGACTCTTACTAAGGATATGTTTACAGATGGTTCTTCGTGTGTAATTGCAATGGATTATAGTATTGCTTTGAAGCACAATATCAAAACGAGAAATTTCTTGATCAAAGAGCGGAAAAAGCTCGATCCGATTTCTTGGGCGATTGAGTATGAAAACCAGATGATTGCGGAAAATGCAAAATCTTTCTTCAATTATGAACAGCTCAATCGTAACCGTAGGTTGAAGAGGGCTTTCTATCCAAGAAGAAACGACGAAGCACTTTTGAAGCAGAAGAACAAGTATGATATTCCAAAGCAAGTTGGCGAAATTCGCATTTTGTCTTGCGATATTGCTATGGAGGGTGGCAACGCCACAGATAACTCTATTTATTCTTGCATTCGCCTACTTCCAGAGAGCCAAGAGTATAAAGTCATGGATACTCAGGGAGAACACATCGAAGTGAAGCGTGGATATAGACGTCAAGTCAGTTATATGGAGGCTGTTCATGGCGGCGAAACAACCAAGCAAGCCATTCGTATTAAGCAGCTATATACTGATTTCAATGCGGATTATTGTGTTTTGGACGGTCGTAATGCAGGTATCTCCGTTTACGATATGCTTGCTAAGGTTCTATATGACGAAGAGCGCAATATGGAGTATAAGCCTTGGAAATGTATGAACGATGAGAAAGTTGCTAATCGTATTCAGATTGCTGGCGCAGAAGAAAATGTTTACATTATCAAAGCACAGCTTGAAACGAATAGCAATATTGCTGAGTCGATGAGAAATGCTCTGAATTCCGGAATGATTGATCTATTGATTAGTAACACTGAGGCGGTTGATGAAATCGCAAACTTTATTCCTGAGTATGCTACTGCTGATGTGGATACGCAGCTTTTCTTTGAGCGTCCATATCTTGAAACGGTTGCCCTTATCAATGAAATGATTGATCTGGAATATGAGCGTGGAGAACAGACAGGGCTTATTAAGATTGTAAACAACAACAACCGTAAAGACCGCTATACTTCGGTCTCTTACGGTAATTATTTTGCTCAAATGCTTGAACACGACATGTTGTCAGATAGTTCGGAGTATGAGTATGTACCATTATTTAACTGAAGGAGGTGAGAAGATTGCCAAATAGTAAAAGACGCTTTCCGTTTTTCTGGAAAACAAATGAAGTCTACGAGGAAAATTCAGCGCCGCAAGATCCGACATATGAGTTTAACACGAATTTAGAAACTGCTTATATTCGGATGCTTCAAAGCTCTGGTCGTATGCCATATACGATTCAAGAAATTAGATCGTTTATTAGAAACCCGATGGCGAATATTGAAGCTATCAGAAATTTAGCGCATTGGGCTTATTATTCTAATGGCGTTGTTGCAAGCGGAATTGATTATATGCGGACGATGCACACGCTTGATGGTGTTATTGTCAGCAGATCAAAACGAGCTGACGGGAAAAGACCGCGCAATTATCGTATGAACAAGCAAAAAATGGAGGCAACTCTTCACACCATTCGATATAAGCAAGTAATTCGTGATGCGATTTTTAAGAATGCAAACGATGGTATGTATGTAGCTTATTTTGAGACCAATTATGCTACGCCAGACTATCGAACAGCTTTAACGGATTATGAGATTCAAAATATCACAGAGATCAATGCGATTGGTATGAACGCAATGGTTATTCCACTCCCTATTGATTACGTGAGAATTATTGGCCGCAGAAACAATAGCTATCAGGTAGCTTTTGATCTGCGGTATTTTTCTAATCTAAGTGAAGATGTCAGGAAAAGAAAACTTGCTGGATTCCCGAAAGAAATTCAAGAGGGGTATCTTGCATATGAGAATCAGACAATAGATGCTCCGTGGCTGCGACTCAATAACAACAAAACGATTGTGACCAAAATCAAGAGTGAAATTACAGATCCGTTCGGCATTCCATTTGCGATTGCCGCTTTGGATGATGTGAGTTATGCGCAGTATTTTGTAGATACCAAAAGAAATGTTTTGGATTCAGTCAACAATCAGATTGTGTACGAGACCTTCCCTGAGGGAAAGGAAAAAGGTACATCTGCTCTAAGCGAAAAGCAGCAGAAACAACAACACGATCTTGTGAAGAATGCGCTTGCCAGCAAGAGCAGAAATTCAAGTGGTACATCTTTCTTCTCTCTTGCAGCCGGCACAAAGCTGGACAGTATCTCCCTCGATGTTTCTCTGTTGGACGAGAAGAACGAGAACTCTATCATTGATTCTGTAAACAAGGATCTTGGTATTAGCGCGAGTGCATTAGATGGAAGTAGCACGGGTAACTATTCTACGGCAAATCTGAATTTGGAGCTTGTTTCTGCCAATGTGTATTCGTGGATTGAGGACATTGTTGACGAGCTGAATAAGTGCATCAATCAGAATATCATCAGCGATGCGAGTTGCCGCGTTGAGTTATATATCCTTCCAATTACGATGGTGAATAAGAACAATATGGTTGGATATATGGAATCGCTATATGCTCGTGGTAAGGGTAGTCTGTACGCATGGATTGCGGCGACAGGCTTTAATCCAGACAATTACATTGCGCTTATGGATCACGAGCTGGAAGAGGATTTTGAGAACAGATATCCGGTTCATAAGACTTCTTATACGATGTCGAGTGATGATGGCGGAAGACCATCTACGAATAGCGACAACCCGTCTTCTGTCCAGCAAAAGACGAACGGCGGAAATAATGCGCCAAAACCGTCAGCATAATTAGGAGGTGAGGAAAATGAACGAAGACCGTTTTATCGGGCGCATTTTTGAGCTTTCTAATGAACGGCAAATTACTGGTCGTAGAAAGATCAAAATTGTGCTACACGAGATTTTCCCATCTCATGATGTATGGCAGGAGAATGGAATTTCTTGGGACGAGGAATACACAACACAGAATATTGAATCTGTTACAAATATGTCTATCTGTGTTGAATTCCTAAGTGAAGAGCGTCGTCTTCCATATGGTCATGGTTTGACAGATATTAAGGACAACATGCCATATATGGAAGATGCAACTGTGGTAGGCCACTGCGAGAAAGGCTATGTCACAGATATTGAAATCGACGGCGAAACAAAAAGAGTGCTTGTCGGTGAGGGATATATCGACGAAATGCGGTATCCAAAGTTTGTTGCGTGGTTGGCTGAAAAGCTAAAGAATGGCAGCGTAAAGGGATCTGTTGAAATCGTTGGTCGCCCAGAAAATGATAATCGTATTATTTACGATGGCGGTTGGAAAGAGCATGGCAGAGTTCCTCAGATTTACGATTATAGTGGATATGCCATTCTTGGTATCAGACCGGCAGATGATACCGCAATCGTTGTTGAGTTAAATAATAAATTGGAAAACAGCAAGGAGGAAACACCTATGGACGAAAAGGTAATGGGACAATTCGTCGAGCTTGTGAAGACTTCTGTTACTCAGACAATTACTGAGCTTAATAATAAAGGCGAGCAGTATGAGGGGCAGATTTCCGAGTTGAACGGTCAGTTGGCCGCAAAGGATGCGGAAATCGCTGAGCTGAATGAGAAGCTTGCGACAGCACAGGCGGATTTGGCCGCAAAGGACGAGGCTATGGAAGCACAGACTTCTGAGCTGAATTCTTTGAAAGAGACAAATGCTACTTTGGAGAAAGAGAAGAAAATCGCTGAGCTAAATTCTGCTCTGTCAGAGTTCAGCGCTGAGGAACAGGCTCTTGCGCAGGCTGAGATTGATGCGTTTAAGGCTGATCCTACAACTGTTGAGATCAACAGTATTACCAGTAAGATTTGCGTTGAGATGGTTCGCAAAAACAAGGAGATTCACAACGCTGAATTGAACAATGGCGCACCGGATATCTTTGGAGGGGTTTCTTCTCCTGAGGATAAAGGCGACGTAGATATCTTTGGTTAATAAGGAGGATAATAGAAATGAAGTACAAGACTATTGGTGCATTTAAGAATGTACAGAATGTGCCTTATTGCAAGGCTGCTTCTGATATGAAGGTCGGCATGGGCGTTATTTTGGATCGTGTTGCAAAGACAGCAACTCTTCCCGCATCCGAAGACGATGCAAAGAAGGTCGTATATATCGTTACCAATATCAATGATAAGCCTGAGCTACATAACAGCCCTGAGACTTATGTTGTAAACGAGGGCGAGTATGTTCGTGCCGATGATCTGAGAACCGTAAACGGTCTTGAAATTGAGTTTGCTGCTTTTGAGATCAATGGTGGCACTACTGGCTTGGCGGCTGAGGATCTGTTGGTGTTTGGCACTGACGGTAAGATCGTTAAGACAACAAGTGCAGATGGCTATGCTGTTTGCTTCAAGGTAATCCGCAAGACTCCATATATGGATGATGGCATTCTTGCTGAGATTGTTGCGCAGTAAGAATAGGTATAGGAGGAAAAACAAATGGATAACATTTTTGAACTAAACACCGTCAACAATGTTAAAGATGAAGTTGGCGCTTCTAAGGTAAAGTCCACCTCTCCGGTGGTTGAGGTCTTCTCTGCATTGGTGCAGGGCAAGAGCCTGTCATCTTTTGATGGTAAGATCGTTGATAAGTCAGTTGAGCATATCAAGGATCTTGCTGGTCGTGCTATTGACGGCGACCATCAGGCTGTTTCTGAGCTGAACGCTATTCAGCGTTTTGCTATCGAGCCTAAGCTGATTGAGGCTATTAAGATCTTCAATTTCATGGGTACATACAAAAGTGTTCCTTACGACACCGTTCCTATGATGAAGACCTATAAGTACGAGAGCATTGATTCTCGTTTCCAGGCTTCAA